CGGGAAGACGTGACGTCGCTTTCCATCGAAAGATCGCTCGGGAGTGCGAGCCACATTACGAAAATGGGAGGAAAATCATGTGGTCATTAAAAAAGTTGTCTCAAATTTTCCTTGCCAGCTTGCTGATCTCTGTGTCAATGAGCCATCCTGTACTGGCAAAAAATAAGATATATACGGGAATGTGCGTCTGCAAAAAAAAGGGAAACGTCAAGGCTACCTACAGTGCGACAACCGAATGCACAAAAGCAAAAGACCATCCGGGGTGCGACGCTGCGAAGCAGGCATGTTTGGGGGACCAGGAGAACATAAACGCATGCAACAATTTGGGCGGCACTCTGATTCAAAGTACTAAAACATGTAAATCAGTAGAATGCTAGGCTTGCTAACGATTTTTCTGTAATCAATGGTTGCAAGGCCGCCCCTCCTTCGAGAGGTGGCCCAAGCCAAAAAGCAAACAGCTATCCCGCCTGTCCGCTCGATCGCCGCTTCTATTTGAGGCAGATCTTCCTTGCGCGAAAGCCTGCGATCGGCATTCTTGATAAGGGTGAGGCTCACAGGTGCGGACACCACATGCTCGACTAGTGCATGAGCGTTGGCGTTCTTCATCTTGCCTAGTTTGAAAATATGAATGGGTCTACTCTGCTCGTTCTCTTGAAAGGAGCTAATGACCGCTTATGACGCGAACCCGCTGCGGGCACAGCGTTCGCAGAGGAGCGTGATCGGACCACTTGACGCGTTCCGCCAAAAGAGTTGCCTGCCGCGGCGGGTGCCGGGCGGGCTTGGCCGGTCAGCGGGGATGCTGGTCGCGGCGGGAGCCGCGAGGCTGGCCCTGGTGAGGCCCGCGGCCGCCTTCCTCCAAATCTTCGAGGCGGTCGGTGAGGCGCTCCAAGACACTGATCAGCTGGTCATTGTGCCGGGCCGTGTCCGACGCGGTGTCCTCGCGGATGGCCAGGGCCAGCTCCTTCACCGCGTCCGTCAGGTCGGCGATCGCGATCGAGTCGAGGACCGCGGGGCCGGACGCGGATGCGACGTCCCGCGCGGTTTCGGCCTGGAGCGCTTCGGCCTTCTTCGCCTCCAGCCGGTAATCGAGCAGCGTCTTGATGAAGCCGTTCAGCGGGACGAGGGCGCCCGCCAGCGCGGCCGTGATGCCGACGACGATCGCCGGCCAGCTGTCAAAGGATACGCCCAAGTCGGCCACCAGCTCGCCTCCTCTTGCGCAGGCCGAAGGTGTCTTCGGCCGCCATGTCGGAGGCGGCCCGCCCCGACGAATGAAGCTCGGCCAGGGCGAGGACACCGTAGACCGCGATGCCGGTGGAGAGCGGCGGGTAGGCTGCCGCGAAGCCGGCCGCGGTTGCGAGCCAGAACGCAAAGCCTGACATGCACCCGATGGTGCGGATCAGGGAGGTCTCGCGACCGCGCCGGCCGTTGATCCAGAGGGCGAGGATGCGCGCCCCGCCCACCGCAACGGAGATCGTCCCGGCCGTGCGCTCGGTCACGCAGGACGCGATCACGCGCCATTCCGGGCCGACGAAGGTGGGCTCGGGCAGGAGCAGCACCCCCCCGAGCGTCACCATGATGAGGGAGAGCCACACCTCGGCCCAGCGGGTTTGCCCGTAGCGGACGGCTCTGCGGATGCGCTCGTTGATGACCGGATCGGGGTCGTACTGGATCATGGCTCGGTGGTGCCAAGGCGCGAGGTAAGCCAGCCAGCAGTGCCGTGGGGGGATCCGCATGGCCGCCTCCTGTCTGGCTATGTGCGCTTACTTCCTGGCCGCCGCCGGCAGCCCGTTCAGGACAGGCGTCAGGACGGTGTTGGCGTTCGCGGTCTCCTCCAGGTGCAGGGCCCGGAAGATCGTCCTGGCGACACCCTCCGGGCCGCCCGCGGCGCGCACCACCGCCGCCGGAGCAGCGTTGAGCGCACGGTTGACCGCGGTGGCGAGCACCTTCGAGCCGATCTCGACATTGAGCGCCGTGCCCCTGGCTGCGCCCTCGACGGTGTTGAGGGCATACTCCAGGCAGGCCTCGACCATCTGCTGGATCCGCTTCTGGGTGATGAACAGCTGCAACCACGGGGCGATGCGGGCGATCGCAGCGGTGATCACGGTCACCAGGATCGGCACGAGGACTGAGGTGATGGTCTGGGCGATGGCGACGATCCAGTCGCCCCAGGGCACCACCACCGCGGTGTTGGCGACCGCCGTCACCTCGGCGGAGAGGGCTGGCCCGAGGAGTGTGAGAAGGCCTGCCAGGGCGACACCGGCCAGGGGCAGGCGGCGCAGGAGTGCGACAGCGGCCGGCAGGGCGAGCGAGACGCCACCGAGGAGCATGAGGCCGAACGCGAGGCCTCCAGCCCCAGAGCCGCCCTTCAGTGGACAGTCGGCGCAGAGCTCGGGCGGCGTCGCGCCGGCCAGAGCGGGAGCGGCGAGCGCGCACAGCGCCAGCGCCGCGAGCGAGAGCTTGCGGATCATGGGATAGTCCTTGGATGTTGCTGGGGTGGTGCCCTGTCTAAACCCGTAGGGCGAGGGTCTCAGGCTGCGTCGAAGTCAGGCAGCGGAACGGTTTGCCCGGCGAGGTGATGGGTGCTGTCGCCGAGAAATTGGATCTGGCCGTCCCTCACGAAGGAGTGGCAGACGGGGGAGCCCGGGTTGAAGTACGGGCCGGGCGGGTTGACGAAGACCGAGGGGGTGAAGGTCGGACGGTCGTAGTTGCCGTTGAACTGCCAGCGCGGACCTTCCCCCTCACCGATGCGGATGCTGTGGGCGCCCGCGCACCCCGGGCACCAGAACAGAAGCCGGCCGCCCTCCACGGTGCGGAGGATGCCGCGTTTCATCAGGCGGCCCCGAAGACGCGATCGATCCAGCCGCCGAGCCGCGCCACGAAGCCCGTCGTCGCCAGTACGGCCGGGGGCACCGGGGTCGCGGGGGTCGCCGGGACCACCACAACAGGCTCCGCGACCCGCACCACGACCAGCGCGGGCGCCGGCGCCGCGTTGCCGAGGCTCTTCGCCTTGGCGATCGCCTTCTCGACCTCGGCGGCCGTGGCGAGCACCTTGTTGATGCCATCGCCCAGGTAGTAGGTCTGCCCGCGCCTCACCGCCTTGTGGGCGCCCTTGATGTCCGAGAGCACCGGGAAGGAAGCCCACTCCATGGCAAGTTGGTTGCCGAAGGCGGTCGCCGAGACGGTGCCGGCCATGAACTGGTCGTACTTTCGGCGCCGCAGCAGGTGGTAGCCGAGCCGGTCCTGAAGGTCCGGATCGAAAACCTGAGTGCTGCGCAGCCCGAGCTCCTTGATCAGCCCCTGCAGGGTTGCGGTCATGAACTGGTAGCGCCCGCACGCGCTCGACCCGAAGGTCTTGGTGCGCCAGGGGCCCTGCGCGACCACCTCGGCCACCGTCATGGTGGTGAGGGGATTCGGCATCATCGACATCTTGTTGTCGAACACGGTGTTGTAGCCCCGCGGCGCCTCCTTGCTCGCGATGAAGTCGAGCAGAAACGCCGCGCCGGCGGGCACGGTCTTGTCCATCAGCAGTCTCCTGGGGGTTGTGCCGGCGGCGCCGGGCTTAGGCGAGCGGAATGCCGCGCCTCTTCAGCGCCGCCAGGACGCCCTGATGGTCGGTGGCGGCGTAGACCTCCTGCGAGCACGCGACACGCGCCAGCTCGATCTGCTCGGCCTGGGTGGCCGCGGCGTCGACCTGCTGGGCCAGCTGCGCAACCGTGAGGCCGCGGATCCGGGCCTCCTCCTCCAGCATGGTCGAGCGCACGCCCGAGGAGAGGAAGGCGCGGGCCTGGGCCGCCTTGTTGGTGTCCATGGCGCGCTGCACGGCCGAGCGCTCTTTCTGGCCGATCTCGGCGTAGAAGCGCATCAGGGCGGCGTAGGCCAGATCCTGGAACTGGTCCAGGCTCGGTCCGATGATGAGGCTCATTGGGCAGACGGCTCCGTGACGGTGAGGGTGAAGACGCGCCGCCGATACGGGAACGGCTCGATCGAGAGGCGATAGCTGCCCGGGACCACAAAGCCGATCGCGAGATCGCCGCCCGGGTGCGGGGTCTGGCCGGGCCCGAGCGGGCCCTCCTCGACCACGATGCTGCAGGCCGGCACGCCGGGCAGCGTCGCCTGCTCGAACGGCTTGAGGGTGGTCGTGTCGAACTCGCCCGGCAGCTCGGGGCGCCGCTTCAGGGCCGGTGTACCGCTGCTCAGGTCCACGTAGGTGTCGGTCATGTCCTGGCCGACCTCCACGAAGTTCGTGCCGGCCTCGCGCAGCAGGTCGGCGTAGCCGGGTTGGCTCTGGCCCACCATCTGGGTGATGCGGCCCGCGTCGTTGTAGATGAAGAACACCTCAGTCTCCTCTGCCCAGCACCCAGAACTTGAGGGTGCCGGCCGTGATCATCCCTGTGCCGGAGGTGCCGCCGCCCTGGACAGACCAGTCGATGGCAAAGCGCCCGTCGCCGAGCGGGGTCAGGGTGTATTGGCAGACCCAGTAGGCCTGGGCGACGCCTTGCGTGTTGGTGATGACGAGCGCCCCCATCGGGATGATGGTCCCGTCGTTGTTGATGTAGGTCCCGCAGATCCACGGGAATGTATAGTATTTGCGCGCGGTCTCGACCCTGGGACGCCACTGCTGCGTCATATCTGCAGGCGAGCCTAAGATGAACTCCTCGGCCACGGCTGGCGGATACTGGGCCGAGAAGATCAGGGCCGGGTCGAGCGGATCGCCCGGCGCGCCGCCGGCGTGGTTCCAGATCTTCAGCGGATCGCCATTGACGTTGAACTGAGCGTTGAAGGCCATGGGTCTCACGAGAAGGTCTGGCGGCGATAGACGAGGTACATGATCTTGTCCGGCAGTTCGGTGTAGATGCCACCGACGCTGAAACACGAGATCACGAACTGGTTCGTGGAGATCTGGAGCTTCATGGTGTGACGCGGGACCGTCGCGTTGAAGGCGTTTCCGCTCGGCTGGAGAGCCATCGGCGGCCACTGGACCGTGCCGTTCGGGCGCACCGCGATCGGGATCACGTCCGGAGTGACGCTGTAGGGCCCAATGCCGACCGTGGCCTGCTTCGCCCCTGACGAGGTTGGATGAGCCCCGAGGGTGACGATGCCGTGCTCCAGGATCTGACCCGTCCTGACCCCGAGGTCCATCAGGATGCCATCCCAGGACGGGTTGAACACATCGAAGCCAGGGCGCATCACCCGGAAGGCCCCGGGCCCGATATGAGTTCGCCAGGGCATGATCTATCCCTTGATCGGCAAGGTGAGGATCACATACCGGAAATAACCCGGCACGGCGTTGGGGTCCAAGTCCGGCCGCAGCTTCGCGATCTTGAATTGGGCTCGGTTCAGGTACTGGAACTGGAACCGCGGGAAGCCGTAGTTGCCTCCATAAATGTTCTCCTCTTGGGAGAGCTGCCCAGCGGAGGGGTCGTAGCGGTCGAAGTAGTACCACGGATAGTAGCCGATGTCGGGGATATTGACGACCTGATCGAGATTGCTCGTCCCCGCCTGGAGGATGTTCGCCATCCGGCCCGCAGCGGAGGAGAACATCCACTGCGAGTTGTTGGTCGGGTCGCAGCCGAACAGGTCATAGCCGGGTTTCGAGACGAACAGCCCCTGGTGTCCCGAGGGGTGCTGTCCGATGAGTACGCGCCACGTCACGGTCAGCCCCAGATGATGATCCGCTTGTTGTTAAGGTCGACCTGCATCTGACCGTCGCCGCTCTGAAGCAGGCCGGCGGTCATGGTGCCGACATTGGCGGTGATGGCCGAGAGTTGCGTCACCGAGAGCTTGTTGGCGCTGACCGAGTTGACCCAGAGGCCGCCACCGTTGACGCCGGTCCCGTTGAGGATGAGGTTGCTGGCGTCATCCCACATCGCGAGACCCCAGCCGCCACCGGAGAGATCGTTGATGTAGCCAACCGCCACACGCAACGTGCCGTTGCTGTCGCGGCAGTACATGCGACCAAGGCCCGTGTTGTTCGGTGCCTCCAGCACGAAATTGTTGCCGCCGATCTGGATGACGCCGGCCGTTATCATGCCGGCCCCGATCTTGTCCGCGGTGACCTGCCCGGCGCCGATCTTCTCTGCGGTGATCTGTCCGGCCGCGATGTGGCTGGCCTGGATCGCGTTGGCGGCGATCTGGTTGGCGGTGATGGTGCCGGTGTTGATCCGGCTGCCGTCGATGATCGTCCCGCCGTATGTCGGGTTCAGCCCAGCATAGCCGTCGTAAGAACACATAAGGACGGTGTTCTTATCGGCGAAGATGTCAGGCCAGTTGTTGGCGGCGAAGTTGAGCTGGTTCGGCCGCCGCTTGTCCCACCAGATGTAGCAGAGGGTGGCGCCTGCGTTACCGCTGCCGCCTGGGCACCAGCTCGCGACATTGTTGCCGGCGTCGTCGATCCACAGGACGTGACCTCCTGTCCACGAGACGGTGCGAGTGTTTTTGTCAACCGAGAAGTCGATGCCGACCGTGCGGACGCCGCGCAGGGCCACCGTCAGGGCGTTGACCCGGATCGAGTTAGCTTCGATCGCGCCGCCATTGATCTTGGTGGTATCCGAGCCCATCCAGCTCGTGAGCGATTGCCCGCCGCCGACCTGGATCTTGTCGGCGTAGATCGAGTTCGACTGGATGTGCCAGCCGGAGATGGTCGTGCCAGCGATCTGGTACCCGGTGATGGCGTTCGCAGCGATCCTGTCGGCCGTGATGGTGCCGGCGGTGATCTTGTTGGCGTTCATGGTGCCGGTGGCGATGGTGTCGCCCCAGATCACGGTCGAGGAGCCCGGCGCCCAGTCCGAATATTCGGCCTGATTGGGCTTGGCCTGCCCGAAGTAGAGGCCGCTCCAGAAGGTATAAGGGCCGTCACCACCATTGAACGTCGTCCGCAGGTAGATTGCGGCCGTGGCGGCGTTGGACGGGGCGGTGGCGAAGCAACCCATGCGCGCCCAGGCGCTCAGGTTGCCGTTGCTCATCGCGTTCTCGACGGTGTTGGTCCAGGCCTCCCCGCAATAGGCGTCGTTGGCATCCATCCAGACGATGATGAGGTGAGCCTTGCAGCGGTGAGCCGACACGTAGCCGGACACCTCGTATCGCTTGCCGGCGACCACCGGGAACCGCTGGCTCCAGGTGCCGTCCTGCTTCGGGGTCGACGCATAGGTGTCCCAGACATAGCCGGCCGGCGGGGTGCCGGCGCAGCTCACCTGCAACGAGCCCATCCCGTTCGGCTGCCAGCCGGGGCCCGATTGGTTGAGCCCGATGTAGGGGGCGCGGTTGCCCAGATCCCCCAGGTTCGACCACGTCCCGTAGATGCCGGGGACGGTGCCGCCGCCCCAGTTGTTCACGCCGGGCGTGCCCGCCCGGAAGTCAGAGTTGTAGAGCAGGTTGGTCGAGTTGAGCCCGACGCCGATCTTGTCGGCCGTGATCGCGCCCGCCGCGAGCTGGTCCACGCCGATGGCGCCGGCCGAGATCTGCCCGGCGGTGATCGAGTTCGCGACGAGCTTGTCCGCTGAGATCGTGTTGCCGGCGATGTTCCAGCCGATGATGGTCTGGCCGGCGATCTGGTTCGCGGTGATGGTGTTGGCCGCGATCTCATAAGCGGTGATGGCCCCGGCCGCGATATGGCCGGCGCCGAGCGTGCGCGCCTGGATATTCCAGCCGATGATGGTGGAGCCCGCAATCTGGTCCGCCGTGATGGTATTGGCGGCAATCTCGGTCGCGGTGATGGCGCCGACCGCGATCTGGCCCGCCGTGATGGTGCGAGCCACCAGCCGATCCCCGTAGATCGAGCCGGTGGTGATGTTGGTGCCGGTGATCGTGGTGACCCCGGGGTCCACGTAGGGCGAGCACTCGGCCTGGCCCGCCCGCGCCGCAGCGTACATGGCCCCGACTACGAAGATGAGGGGGCCCGCCGCGGTGATGTTTTGACCGCGGTAGAGCACCTTGAACCCGTAGGCGTTGGACGGCGAGGTCGCGAGGATCGCCATCCGCGGGTAGTCGGTCAGGGCTCCGCCGACCTTCGCGAACTGACCGATGACGTTCGATCCGTCGTAGCGGATGGCGTTGCCGGCGCTGTCCAGCCACAGGACATGCATCTGCGCATCGCAGCGATGGCAGGTGACGTAGGCCGAGAACTCGTAGGGCGTGTTCGGATAGCAGGGAAATGCTTGGAGGTTGTTGCTCGTGTCGATGCGCTGGTGCCAGGTGTCGAACCACTGTCCGCCGGCCCCAGTCCAGCCCGTGCCGTAGCCGGCGAAGCCCTTGAAGCCCGACGGCACCCAGCCCGTCTCCACGAAGATGTCGGGCGTCCCGCCCCAGGTCTGGCCGCCAGCCGTCCAGCCGGCGAGGCCCTGGGCCATGTCGGCGTTGAAGGCGAAGTTGGCGCTGGAGACGGCAAGCTTGCTGGTCGTGACCGATCCGGCCGCCAGCTCATTGGCGGTGAGCGTCCCAGTCGCGATCTGCGAGGCCGTGATGGTCCGCGACGCGATCTCGTAGGCCGTAATGGTTCCGCCTGCGATCCGGTCCGCCGTGATGGTCCGCCCGGCGATCTCGTTGGCGGTGATCGTGCCCGAGACCAGATTGCCGGCCGAGATCGTGCGCCCGGCGATCTTGTCTCCGGTGATGGTGCCGCCCGCGATCTGACCGGCCGTAATGGTCCCACCCGCGATCCGATCCGCGGTGATCGAGCCCGCGATGATGCGGTTGGCGTGCAGCGAGCCCGTGCGGATGGTGCCGCCGTCAATGGTGGTCAGGCCCGGCGGCGAATAGGGCGACACCTCCGTCTGGCCCTCGATGGCCTTGGCGAACATCAGGCCGGACACCATGACGTAGTGCCAGCCCTGACCGTTGATCCAGGTGTTGCCGAACCGCACCCGCGGCTGCGCGTAGACCGCACCGGCCGGAGCGACGACGATCAGCTTCGAGCGGGCGTACTGGTCCCACTCTTCCACGGAGTTGTAGAACGAACCCTGCCAGTCCAGGGTCGTCCAATTGCCCCAGGTCTCACCGATGTAACTCTGGTTGTTGTCGAGCCAGATCAAGCCGACAATGGCTTGGCAGCGGATGGTCGCCAGATAGGCACTGATCTCGTAATACTCGCCGGCCCTGACGGAGATCCTCTCGGCATTGCCGTCCGTCTTCTGGCGGTCGATGTGGACTTCTGCGATCGTGCCCTGGGCGATGTTCTCCCCGTTGGTACGGCAGCGGAAGGCCCGCATCCCGGCCGGAGCGTGGTTGGTGTCCGTCCCGTCGTTGACGATCACCGCGCCCGAGTTGCCACCGCCGACCGACCAGCCGGCCACGAAGCCGCTGCTGTCGACGTTGGTGCAGTCGGCATTCGGCGCGAGGTTCAGCGACGCAACCGCCAGCTTACTGGTCGTGACGGAGCCGGCTGCGAGGTTGCCCGCCTGAATGGTGCCGCCAGCAATGAGGCTGCCCGTGATGGTGCCGCCCGCGATGTTGGTCCCGGTGATGGTGCTGCCGGCGATCTTGTCGCCGGTGATCGTGCTGCCCGCAATCTCGGTCGCCGTGATGGTGCCGGTGGCGATCTGACCTGCGGTGATGGACTTCGCGGCGATCTTGGCAGCCGTGATCGCGCCATCCACGATCATCTGAGCGTTGGCAGCTTTCCGCGCCTGCACCTTGCCCCAGTAGACGTAGCTGCCATAGGCGTAGGGCTTGTCACACAGCAGGAGCACCTGCATCCGCTGGATGCCTTCGGGGATGGTGATCTGACCCGAGAGATCGACCCATTGGTTCTTGAGGTCGGTGTAGGCCGCGGTCGGCCACTGGCCGTTCCCCCCGGCGGCATCGGTGAGAACGGCCATGAGGCTGGCCCGCTCGCCGTTTGCGTTGAAGACGCGCGCCGACAGGTTGATGACGTCGCCCGGCCGCACCGCGATCGGGTCGGAATAGGCGCAGTCGCGTGCATTCGAGCGCAGGCGGTGCATACCGCCGGGGTCGGTCGCGACCGACGTATCGATGAGCGTGTCGCCGCCGCCGAGAGACCAGCCCTCGGAGTTCGCCGAGCCGTCGATCGGGTTCGTGAAGTCCCCGTTCTTCAGCATGTTGCTGGGATCGGTGAGGACCAGCTTCGAGGCGGTGACCGATCCGGCCGCCAGCTCGCGCGCAGTCAGCGTCCCGGCGCTGATGTTCGCCCCCGTGATGGTGTTGCCGGCGATGCGGTCACCCGTGATGGTGGACCCGGCAATCCGGTCACCCGTCAGCGAGTTGACGGCGATCTCGTTCGCGGTGAGGCTGCCGGTGACGATGTGCCCGGCCCCGATGGTGCGGCCAGAGATGTTGAAGCCCGTGATCGTGGCGCCGGAGATGTTGCCTCCGGTGATCGTCCCGCCCGCGATACGGTCGCCCGTGATGGCCGAGCCGGCGATCTCGTAGGCGGTGATGGTCCCTGCGGCGAGGTTGGTCGCCGTGATGGTGCGGGCGGCGATCTCATTGGTGGTGAGCGTCGCGGCCACGATATGCCCGGCGCTGATCGTCCGGCCGGCGATCAGCCCGCCCGTGATGGTCGCGCCCGCGATCTTGTCGCCCGTGATGGTCGAACCGGCAATCTCGGTCGCCGTGATGGCCCCGACCGCGATCTGCCCCGCCGTGATGGTGCGGGCGACGAGCCGGTCCCCGTAGATCGAGCTGGTGCGGACGTTGCCGCCCTCGATCGTGGTCACGCCCGCGTCGGAGTACGGGCTCGGCTCGGTCTGGCCCTCGACGGCCTGGGCGAAGAACAACCCGCCCGCCATGCAGTAGGGGTTGCTGCCGAAGTTGTACCAGCGGACCCGGATATCGGCACTGGCGGCGTTGGCCGGCGCGGTGGCGATCACCCAGGAGCGGGCGAGCCGATCCCAATCCGCCAGTGATGAGCCAGAGCCGAGCTGCGTGGCGACGATGTTGTTGCCGCCGTGCTCGGTGATGTAGGTGCCGGTGGCGTCCCACCAGATGATCGACACATAGGCGGTGCAGCGGTGCGCCGAGACGTAGGCCGAGAACTCGTAGCGCGCATTCGGCGTGACCGGGATCCGCTGCTGGGCCCCCGTCGCATCCGGGTTGGCGTAGATGATCTCGGAGATGCCGCTCGTCGGCTTGTTGGCATCGTCGTAGCGGACCGAGAAGACCCGCATGCCCTGCGGAGCCCAATCGGTGCGGATGCCCTCCACGAGCGGAGTGATGCCCGTGCCGCCGGCCGCGCCCCACCAGCCGGAGGTGCCCTGCTGGAGGCCGCCGTTCGCGGCGAGGTTCAGGCTCGCCACCGCCAGCTTCGAGGCCAGGATCGAGCAAGCTTCGATCTTGTCCGCGTTGACGGCGCCGGTCGCCAGCTTCGGCGTGCTGATGGCGCCGTCCGTAATCTGGGTCTGAGTGATCTGGCCTGCGAGCTTCGCCGTGCTAATGCCGGCGATCTGCGCGTCCGTGACCTGCCCCTGGAGCACGGCGGCATTGACCGAGGCCACCTGCGCGGCCACGACCTGTCCGATCAGCTTCGCCGCGCTGATGCCCGCGAGCTGGTCATCCGACAATGTGCCGCTGACCTTGGTCGCGCTGATCGCCGCGAGCTGCGCGTCCGTGAGCTGGCCCGTCACGTCGGAGGCCCCGACCCCCGCGGTCCAAGCCCCACCCACCGCGCGGTAGATCTTGCCGTCCGAGTTGAGCACCACGGAGGGGCCGGTGTAGCCCGCGAGGCTCGGGAGCCCGTTGACGATGCCGAGGGCGGACAGACCGGAGGCGAGCTTCGACTGGCCAACGGCGTTGTCGGCGATCTGACTCGCGGCGATCTGGCCGATGAGCTTCGCGGTGCTGATGCCGGCGATCTGGCTATCCGACAGTGTGCCGGCGATCTGGGCCGCGTTCAGGCTCGCGATCTGGGCGGCCGTGATCTGGCCAGAGATTTGGCCGGCACCGATGCTCGCGATCTGGCTCGCAACCACCTGCCCGACGAGCTTCGCGGCCGAAACCTGGGCGATCTGGGCGTCCGTGAGGGTGCCGGTGATCTTCGAGGCGGCCAGAGCCGCGATCTTGGCATCCGTGATGGCGCCGGCCGCGATCTGGGCCTCGCCCAGTTGCCCGGTGATGTCGCCCGCAGCAACGCCGGCGGTCCAGGCCCCGGAGACCAGCCGGTAGACCTTGCCGTCCGCGCCGTTGAGCACCACGGACGGGCCCGTGTAGCCGGCCGGGTCCGGCAGGCTGGACACGATCCCGACCGCCGAGAGGCCCAAGGCGAGCTTGGCCTGGGTGACGGCGTTGTCGGCGAGCTGCGCGGCCGTGAGCTGGCCTTGGATCGCGACCGCATTGATGCTCGCGATCTGATCCGCCGTGAGCTGGCCGGCGACCTTCGTGGCCGCAAGGCTGACGATCTGGTCGGAGGTGAGTTGCCCGCTGATCTGGGCCGCCGTGATGCTGGCGATCTGCGAGGCGACGATCTGGCCGACAACCTGGGCGGCATTGATGCTGGCGATCTGCGAGGCGGTGAGCTGGCCGGCGACCTTCGCTGCCTCAATGGACTGGATCTGGGCGCTGGTGAGGGCGCCCGTGATGTCGACCGCCTGCACCGCGGTCGTCCACTGCCCACCCACGAGCCGGTAGAGCTTGCCGTCCGTCGCGTTGTAAGCGAGCGCGGGGCCCGTCCAGGTTGCGGGATCCGGCAGGCTGGTGACCGCGGTCGGCGCCACGACCGAGGCGGCGAGCTTGGTCTGGTCGATGACACCGTTCTGCAGTGCCGCCGCCGGGAGGGCCGCCGTGGTCGCCGTCTTCGGGCCGACGAAGTCGCCGGCCGTGCCCGAGCTGTTGACCGGCCGGACCCAGTATTTGCGGGTCTGCACGATCTCCAGGGTGGTGTCGCTGAAGAAGTTGAGCGGCGCTGGGACTGTCGCGAACAGGCTGGCGTCCGCCCCGTCGTCGCGCGTCCCGACCCACACCTCGATCGCGGCAAGGTCCGGGTCGCTCGGGTTGACCCACGACAGGCTTGCCGTCCGGTAGGCGGCGTCCACGGTGAAGCTCGTGATCGCGCCGGGCTTCGCGGTGTTCTTGGCCGCGGTGATGGTAGCGATCGGGGACCAGCCCGAGACCGCCACCCCGCTGTCGTTCACGGTGCGGACGCGGGCCGTGTAGAGAACGCCCGGCTTGAGGTTGCGCCAGGTGAAGGTCGGCTGGCCCTTGTCGGCGCGGTCACGGATCCAGGACGAGTTCGTGACGCCGTCGCCCTCCGTCAGCTCGAATTCGTAGATCCCGAGGTTGCTGCTGCCGACCGGGTTCCAGGTCGCGGTGATCGCGGCCGTCGCCACGCCAGTCGCCGAGACTTCCAGATCCGTCGTCAGGTTGAGCCCGGTCGGGATGTCGGGCGCCTGGACGTCGATGATCTTGTTGGTGGTGCGGATCTCGACCTGCGGCGAGATGTTCAGCTCGGCCGGGTTCTTGCCGAAGCTGTCGTAGAAGGCGACCCGCACGTAATAGGTCGTCTCGGCCTCGGCCGGCAGCAGCAGGAAGCCGGTCGGGGCGACATCGGCCGCAGGGGACGTGGCGAGCGGGTCGAAGTTGCTCGTCTTGGACAGCCAGACCAGCACGCCGGCGAGATCGGAGTCCGCCGGCGGGGTCATCCAGACGCCGATGCTCTCCGTCGTCCAGTCCAGCGTCGGGACGACCATGGCGGGCGCCGGATTGGACACGACGAGCACCGCCGGCTGGCTCTCGCGGCCGATCGCGTCGCGCGCCGCCACCGAGACCCGGAAGCGCCGCCGCGGGCCGCCCTCGTTGAGGTTCTCCTCGTAGTCGTAGGTCGCCTGCGCGGCGGTGATGATCTCGGTGTGGAGGAGCGCATTCGTGTCCGCGTCGAACACCCGGAAGGCGTAACCGACCTCGTAAGGCCTCACGTCCGGCGGCCAGGTCAGGCCCCACTCCAGGGTGCAGCTCCGCCCCGTGAAGACGCTGCCGCCGCCCTTGACCTGCAGGCCGGTGACGGTGGGCCCGGCAAGCCCTTCCCAGCCCTGGACCGTGTAGGTGATCTGGGCGGCGTCCGACAGGCGCCCGTTCAACCCCTCGGCCTGGACGATGAAGGTCCACTCGCCCGTGGCCGCGTCGTCAAAGTCCGCCGAGGTGGTGCTGCGCTTCGGTAGGGTCACCAGCGAGCCGTTCGGCTTAATGGCCGTGACGTAGTAGGCGACCGAGTTGAAGGGCTGGCCAGCCGTCCAGCTGAGGAGCAGGCTCTGCCGCGGCAGGTTGTTCTCAAAGTAGGTGCTTTCCCTCACCGTGAGGTTCGTCGGGGCGAGAACGACGTTCGGGAACTCGCTGATGTTCAGCGGCTCGAAGGCCGCGCCATCGTCCACCGCCGCATAGATCGAGGGCTCGTGCTGGAGCGCCTGGATCCCGCAGATGTGCGGCTCGACCTCCTTGATGCCGACGATCCGGAACAGCTGCGGCACCACCTCGCCGGCGATCTGCCACACCGCCGCGGCGTCCGGCACGGAAGGCAGGGCGGGCGAGATGCTGACCTCGGTGAGGTCGACGCCGGCCAGCGTCGTGATCTGCCGCTCTGCCACGCTGCCGTCCGGCAGGGTGACGGAGATCTCGTAGGGCACCCCGCTCTTCAGGGTGACCGGCCGATCGAGGAGGAGGGTCGAGGCCGTCGAGCCGGCCTTGAGGCGCCCGCCGGCGTCGATGTTGCTGATCTGCGGGTCGGCGATGGCGATGATGTCGCCGGGGCGCCGCACGGCATGGTCGAGGCCCGCCCGGTAGGTGGCGGTCTGCGTCGCATAGTTCTCGACCAGGAGGCGCCACAGGCCCTCGCGATGCGCCTGCCCACGCGAGGTGCAGCCGAGCAGGTCGATCTTGGTCGGGTTGTAGCCGTAGCGGGCAATGCCCTCGCCGTGCTCAACGACCTCGATCTGCGGCTTGAACAGATTGTCCGGGTCGGTCCAGCTGACCAGCGCCACCGTGTGGCGGGCCTTGCGCCCCGAGGAGCTGTAGGTGATCAGCCCCTCGATGACGTTGGCTGGCGTGACCAGCTGGCGGACGTCGTCGGGCCGGTCCTGGGTGGCCGTGACCGCGCCCGAGGACCAGTAGGCCATGCCGCGCCAGATCGCGCTGATCTGCTGGAGCAGGTCGAAGGCGTCCTGCTGAGTGCTGATCTGGGCGTTGAAGCGGAAGCGCGGCTCCTGGCCGCCCTTGCCGTCCGAGACCAGCACGTCGCAGTAGCGGCCGATCTCGTACAGGGTCCACTTGTCGATGCTCTCGACGCTGATGAACTCGCCGAGCCCATAGCGGTCGTTCCACAGCACGTCGTAGAAGACCCAGGCCGGATTGTCCGACCACTCCTCCTTGAAGGTGCCATCCCAGATGCCGGAGTAGGTGCGCGCGACCGGATCGTAGTTCGACGGCACCTTGATGAGCAGGCCGTCCACCAGATAGGTCCGGGCCGGCACCGAGGAGCCGAACTGGCTCGCGTCCGCGGTCAGGCCGACCAGGGCCGAATGCGGATAGCTGAACTTGGCGTCCTGGATCGCGGTGAGCGAGTAGAAGACGAGATCGCTCTGGCTCGTCCACTTGTCCTGGCTGGTGTTGAAGCCGTCGGTGTCGTCGGTCAGGCGCGTGACCCGCACCTGCCAGGGCGGGCTCGACCCGGCCGGATTGCGCGGCAGGGCGACCTCGTAGGACACGAAGTAAGGCGAGGTGTTCTTGCCGGTGATGGTGAGGTCGCCAAGCTGGTTCACCCATGGCCCGCCGCTGTAGCGGGCCTCGATCCGGAAGCTGACGCTGTTCTGGCGGACCGAGCCGTCGTTCTTGGCCAGGAACAGGGCCGGCAGCTCGATGATGACGCGGGCCCGGTCCGCCTCGCCGTCGCTGATCGCGGCGGTGACCGGCGTCGCCTTGCTGACCTTGACCCCGACCTCCCGCGGCGTCTCCACCTCGGGATAGCCGGGCATGTAGGACTGATCCGGCGTGCCGGTGCGGAAGTCGGCGCTCAGGCCCTTGAAGTTGAAGGTGCCGTCCGCGTTCTGGACCGGGACGTCGTTGAAGTAGATGCCCTTCAGGCCGCCGACGACGCCCGTGATCTCGCCCTCGCCGAGCAGGTCCACGAGACGGACCGTCGCGTTCGAGAACAGGGTGTCGGGTGCGCTCGAGCCCGAGCCGCCGGTCTTGCCGCGGCCGGAAGAGGACTTCCTCCCCCGGATGGGAGCGTCCTGGCGCATGCTGTCCTCCGGCGCGGCGGCCGGATCGAAATCGATGCGGTCCATGATGTCCTTACGCGGTCGGCAGGCCGTTGCTGTTGGCCGTGGTCACGCCAGCAGAGATCGTGATCGGGTTCACCATGGCGCGCCCGTAGATGAGAGGAACGGGAATGCCTTGCTCCGAGACGTTATCGGCGCCCTGGAACATGTAGGACTTCTTCTGTTTCTCGGTTTTCTTTTTGGGCGACAGCAGAGAGGACACGCCCTGGAGCGCGAGGGAGATGCCGAGGCCGAGCAGAAACTGTCCCCCGGGGATCCAGAAGGAGGCCACGGCGATCAGCGTGCCGACGATGATCTTGCCGACCGACATGCCGGATTTGCGGGCGCGGATCACCGGCACGATGTGCAGGTCGCCTTCCGGCAGCCCGAAGGTGATCAGATCCTTGTCGAGGTGGAGCGCCCTCTTCGAGCGGCGGCTCTTGCCGCACACGACCCGGAACCGGCCGTCCTCGATCGCCTGGCGGAAGCCCGGGAGCTGCGCACCGAGCGCGCGGCAGGCCTCCGCCAGCGAGCGCACATCAAGCCGGAAGGAAGCGCCGAAGCGTTCCGCCAGCGAGCCGTAGAGGCGGACGGTCCGCATCATGCCGGAGGCCTCCAGTCGTCGGGCAGATCCGTGTGGCGCACCAGGAAGTCGAGCTTGCTCCGCCAGACCGCTGCCGGATCGCGGCCGGAGAGCTGGTGCGCGAGGTGGTGCAGGATGAGGCCGCCCCCGATGTAGATGCCGCCGTGGTTCAGCACGGGGGAGCGGACCCGGCACAGGAAGCAGTCGCCGGGCAGCGGGCCCTCGGGGCCGCGCTCGACACGCCGGAAGCCCGCCCGCTCGAAGCCGTCGCGATAGAGATCGAGTTGGGGCTGCCCTTCCCGCGGTTGCCACCAGTCCGGGTCGCGCACGAAGTCGGGGATCTCGATGCCGGCCACCTCGCGGTGCCAGTCGCGGCCGAGCGAATAGCAGTCGTTGACCCCGTGCCGGAACGGGCGGCCGAGCAGTGGCGGGCGAGGCACTTGATCGCCGAACCAGAACGGGTCGGCGCAGCCGGTCGAGAGGCACAGCGAGATGCCCCAGGGCACCGCCATGGCCATCTGGCTCTCCATGTCGGCGCCCGACGGGCAGTCCGGCGGCGGGGTGACCTTGCCGGTCGCCGGATCCTCGACCGAGCAGTGCGAGTGCAGGACCGCGAGGTAGCGGTGCCCGCTCACCGCCTCCACCTCGGCCGGGTCGGTCTCGAACTCCGTCAGCGGGTCGCCGGCGATGTTGCGCAGCGGGGCGTAGGAGCCGTCCTCGCGGATCAGGCCGCCGGCCTCGCGCGGCCATTCCGCATGGGCGTGGCGCTTGTGCGCGTCCACCGCGGCGCTCCAGCGGGTGTTGAGGCCGTCGTCAAACGCGAACGCGAGCGACACCGGGAAAGCCTCCGAAGGGCAGTGGCGCGTCGGCGCCGAAGCGGACCTTGCAGCAGGTGGTGACGTGCCGGCTGGGCTCGTCCTTGTCGGGTGTGGTGGGATTGCCGAACCGGTCGTAGGCCTGGGCGCCCGTGTAGGGGCACGTCACGTGGGAATAGTCCCAGGCCCCCTTCTCAGCGTCCCAGCGCCGGTACCGCCACAGGCAAATGTCGCGGACGATCAGCCGGGCGGGCAGATCGCGGCCCTCCTGGTCCATGTCGGCCGCGAGATTCCAGACGATCTGGTGCTTCGAGTGCTCGACCTTCTGCTCGAAGCGGTAGATGTCCTGCGCGTAGGCCGCCTCGGGATCGGGCGTCACACCGTCGTCCAGGAACTGCGCGTAGGTGCGCGTCCGGATCAGCCGGGCGCCGATCAGGTCCTGGTAGAGCAGCGTCGCCGATGACATCAGCCGGGTGGCGTTCGAGACGCTGATCTTGGGCTGGGGCATCTGCCCGTGGCCGGTCATCTCGAAGCCTTCGGCCTTCACGTCGAGCGGGGTGTAGGTCACGCCCCGGAACGTCAGCGGGCCGCGCGCCCGGTCCGCCTCGGAGGTGAACGCGAACTGCTGGTTCACCCGGATCGGCGACAGGTCGATGATGAACAGCGCAACGAGATCGCCCGGCGTGAGGCTCTGGCCCGCGCGGATGAGTGCGGTATTCGGAGAAGTCATGGATCGAAGTTCTCCTTGAACGTCGCCGTCAGCGTGCTGTGCAGCGGGTTCGCGTAGTCCGTGGTCCAAGTGTCGCAGATGAACTGCCGCGCGGCGTCCTCGTAGGGGACGAGGAACATAAAGGGCAGGTAACCCTTCCGGCTGATCAAGAAGTCTTCAAGCTGCCTGATCTTGTCGGACCGGAGCGGGATGGACCGATAGTTGAAGTCGCGCGTCAGCGGATTGATGCCGTCACCGGTCCGCTGCGAGTATCGATCCCCGAAGGTCGCGGTGAGCACCGCGACCTTCGCCGGCTTGGACGAGCCGGTGGTGACCGGCCCGTAGGGTTGGATCCCGAGCGTCGGGAAAGGCGGGTAGGCCACCGGCGGCCCCTTACGCGGCCGGCGTCGGGCTGGGGTACGTCATCGGCGCCGTCACCGTCTGCGGCGGGACGCTCACGAGGAGCACCGTGTAGGGCTCCATCGGGTGCAGCGCCTCGGCGCCGTACTGCCTCTCCAGCGCATCGAACAGCGCCGCGTCGGCGGCGTAGTAGCCGGGCGTCGCGGCGGCCGTCGGGGCGGCGAACACGTTCTGCCCGACGAAGCGCTGGCAGAGGTTGAAGAAGCGGCCGACCTCGGTGGAGACGATCACGCCCTGGGCGGAGGTGCCGTCCTTGCCCTGGATCTGGACGGGGCCGCGCATCGTGAAGGCGTCGAAGCCGCGCTGGAACACCGCCACGGGCGTACCGCGGGCGATCGCGTTTGCATTGAGGTCGAGCGTCAAGGTCTGATCTGCCATCGATCTGCTCCTGGCCTGTCAGGCTCTCAGTGCTGCCCCAGCGGGGTCATGAAGCGGCGGGCACTGTCGCTCAGCTGCTCGACGCGCTCGGGCGCGAGGGTGACGCTGCGCAGGGCGCCCTTCTCGACCTGGACCGGGCTGTTGGTGAGCTGGATCCAGAACATCAGGGCGATCTCGATCACGTCGCCCGTGTTGATGCCGGCGCCCGGCTTGAAGACGCAGGGCGGGTTGTTCTCGACCGTGGGCATCGGCACGTCGCCGGAGGCCTGCGCGGTCGCCTGGGGCGCTGACGGGGGCGCGGGCGGAGGGATCTGTGCGTCTTCGGCCTTGCGGTCGATCGGGGGCTTCTTCACGGGCTGCTCCTAGGGTGTGCTGCCGGCCCATTCCCGGGGCCGCGACGGGACGGGGCCGTCAGGCGCCGAAGCTGAGGGCACCGATCAGGCGGTCCTGACCGGTGCAGAAGGGATCGATGGGCGTCTCGACGCGCAGCTTGCTGATGCTGATCGAGCCGGCCGGGATCTCGGCGGCGCCGATGTGCTCGGCGCGAATTCTGTCGGCGGTGATCGAGCCGCAGCCGATCCGGGGGCCGTCGATGACGGTGTCAGAGTGACCGGGCGCCCACCCGGTGACCGTCAGGTTCTGGATGGAGCTGTGCAGCACGGTCTCGTGGACGGCCTGCTTGGCGGTGGCCAGGGCGACGGGGGCGGCCACGGGCGCGAGCCCGAGCATCGCCAGCAGCGAGCGACGATTCATGAGGTGGTCCTGTGTGAGTGGATGCAAGATTAGGCCGGGGAGCTTGCGTCGCTCACCCGGCCCTTTCACCATCGGCGGGGCCACCCAACCTGATGGAGAGCCCAGTGTCTGAGGAAAAGAAGCCGGAAGTCCCGAGACCAACGCCGGTCACACGCTGGCCACCGGAGGTCTAGAAGGCGCTCTTCGAACTGGTTGCCTTCGCGCACAATCAGGGGACGCAATGTCTTTTGTTCAACTAACTCACGACGGGCAGCCGCTCGGCTCCTTCGAGGTTGCGATCACGCGAACCGATTAGGCAGTGCGGCGGGCGCCCGCGGCGTGCAACATACCGCCCGGCCGCATCTGCTGCTGGGCGGTCGCCATCCACATCCGCTCGAACTCCGCCCGCATGGCCTTGGCGTTCGCCTCGGCCGCGCGCTGGTCGGCCTGCTCGTCGCCGGTCGACTGCGAGGTGATCTGGGCGATGAAGGTCGGGCCAGCCGCAGGCTGGTTATTGTTCGCGGGCGCGGGCGCGCCGGCGGGCATCGCCGGATAATCCGCTGGGCCGACATAGCCGCCGTCCGCGTAGCCGCGCAGGCGGCCCCGCAGCGCCTCCAGATAGCCCACGCCGACCCGCGAGACCGACGCGGCATCGAACACATACTCGCCGCGGTGGACGATGCCGGCGGGCTCGAAGCGGCCGCCCGCGCCGGTGTATCCGCCGTCGGCAAAGCCGAAGAACTTGGAGATGGTGCTGAAGAAGCTGGCAGCGGACGCTGCCGATGGCATATCGGGACCGTAGCCGCCCTGCGCCATCGTCGGCAGGCCGCGCGAGCCGCCGCCGATGCCGTCGAACAAGCCGCTGACCAGGGCGTCGATGCTCTTGTTCAGCAGCTTGTCGATGATGCGCTGGAGGGCGTTGTTGAGGGCCTCGGCGGCCGTCGCGCCGCGCATCATGTCGGAGGCGAAGCCGGAGAAGGCCTCCTTCGCGAGATCCTTCGTCTGCTTCAGATTGTCGTTCAGCTGCGCTTGCTGAATGGCTGCCTGCGCGGCCGGGCTCGACACGTCGCCGAATGCGCTGCGGGCCCGGCTGTAGGCCGCCTGCTCGCTGTCGGTGCGCCCCAGCTGCTCGCGTTCGAACCGGAGGTCGGCGCCAAGGCGGGTCGAGGCGAGCGCGCGGCTCGCCTGGGCCGTCGCCAGCGCGCTGGCGTAGACCGATTTCCGGTACTCGTCGGTGATGGGGATGCCGGCGAGCATATCGCGCTGAAGGCGCTCGTCCGCGGCGTTGCGCGCCTCCAGAGCGACCGCGTCGCGGCCATAAAGCTCCGTCGAGTTCTGGACGGCGCGGTTCTGCAACTCCAAGGCCGCCGTGCGCTCACGCTCGGCCTTGAGCTGCTCGTCCAGGCCGGGGGGGCGGGTCGTAATCGCCGGGATGTATTTCTGGGTTTCCTTCGGGAGGGTGCTGATGTCCTCGCCGCTGGCCAGGAACCGCTGAACCCGCCTGGGGCCGGCATTGTACCCGATCATGGTGAGGTCTTCGCGCTGATTGTACTGCCGCATCAGCTGCGAGAGCAGACGCGCCGAGGCGTCGAGGTTTTCGTCCGGATCCCAGACGTTGCGGACCCCCAACCCGCGCGCCGTGTCAGGCATCAGCTGGCCCATGCCCTGCGCGCCGGCTTTAGACAGCGCGTTCGGGTTGAATCCGCTCTCCTGCTTGATCAACGAGGCGAAGAAGTCCGCGTTCAGGCCGTACCGATTGGCGGCATGGTAGACCATATCACGGTATCGATCTGGCACCTGATTGATGCTGATCGCGTAGCGGCCGCTGCTGTTGTTGTAAGTTTCCTTCTTGATCCGGTCCGTGTCGAGCTGCAGCTCCCGCGCGAGTCCCTCGCGGGTTAGGGCGTTCTGGAGCGCCTCATCGCGGGACTTCGTCAGGCTGGCAAGGTCCCTCGAGTCCGCATTCGCGATGCGGCCCTCGTAGTCTGCCCGGATCTGGGCCGAGGACAGGCCGTTCGGGTCGATGCCCCGGGCCTGGAGCTCGTCGAGATATCTCTGCTGGCCTCGGGCCACTTCCTTGGCGACCGGGGAGAATCCGACGGTGCGGTTGTTGAACTCGGCCGCCCGCACAGATGCCGCAACGGACACATCGCCGAACCGCGCGATGTCGTCGGCCGTCGTCCTTGCGAGGCGGCTAAGCCGCTGGAACAGCTGCTCCGCCGCGGCCAGCTGGGCTAGATCGAGACCCCACCGCACCGGGACGCTGATCGCCTTTCGCAACTGCTCGGCGGCGTCCTCGGTTTTCTTCAGCTCCTGGCGGCTGGGATCGAAGGACCGCACCAGATCCCCGATCACGAGGCTGTTCCGGTTCGCGGAGGCCCGCTCGTTGGCCTTGTTGCGCTGGTCGACGAGGGCCTGGATCCGCCGTAGGTTCGCCTCGGCCGCCTCCAGTTCGTCAGCGGTCCGCCCAGGGGACAGCGAGCCAAGCCAGCTCTCTCTCTGCGTCCGCGCGTCCTGGGCCCACCGCTGGGCGTCGGCTAGCTGCTGATCGAGGTTGCCGCCGGTCAGCACCCGATCGACCTTCTGGCCGATCGTGTCCCAGAAGCTCGAGATCGCGTTGCCAGCGGTGGTGGTGATCCTGGCCCATCCGCTGGTCAGATCCGATGCCTTCTGGAGGCTGGACGAGTAGGCATCGAGCAGCACGCGCTGGGCGCCCAGGCGGTCGCCCTGGGCTTGCAGCCGCTGGATCGTCTCCCGGGTCCGGTCGTTCAGGAAGCCGAGCTTCTCGTTCAGCATGTCGGCGCCACGGGACGGATCCGCGAACGCCTGGGCCTGCATCTGCGCCACGTCAGCGAGGTCCTGGCCGGTGGTCGCGGCGAAGTCCTTGGCCGTCCGGGCGAGCCCGTCGAACATCTCCCGACCGATCCGGCCGGTCGAGGCATAGACCCCGGCGAGCTCGCGGTACTGGCGCGTGGAGAGGCCCGCCGCGGCAGCGTTGGCGCTTGCCATTGCGTTGACCTCGGCAACCGTGGTGCCCGACGCGCGGCCGACGCCGGCGAGGCTCTGCGCTAGCTCTCGCTGCGAACTCGAATAGGACTGCTGGGCCACGATCGCCGTGACCGCGGCGGCCGTGAGCCCGCCGAGCGCGCCGCCTACGATGCCGATCCGCGCGGCGAGGCTCGTGGCGGCATCCCCCGCGGCCTTGAACATGCCGGTGATGCTGGCGCCGCCAGGGCCGAAGACCTGGGCGATCTGCGGGCCCTGCTGCATCAGGATCATCGCCGGGCTCGCGCCCGAGGCCGCCGAGGAGAGGATGTCGCCGGCCTGGAAGGTCAGGTTGCGGATCTCGTCCACGCGCGGCGCCCGCCCGGCCTGGGAGGTGGACGGTGCGGCGCCGGTGCTCGACAGGCTGCCCAGCCGCGCAGCGGCCTGAGCGTTGAGATGCGCCTGCCGGCCCGCCTCACCGAGCGCCTTCCAGCCGGCCGCCTGACGCGCGAGCGCCGCGGTGGTGTCATTGACCGCCCGGGTGGTCTCGCCCTGGCGGGTCACATAGTTCCCGAGATTACTCCCCGCCGCGCTGATCTGGGCGGCCAAATCCCGGTGCGCGGTCGCGGCCGCCCGTGCCCCGGTCGTCGTCTGCGTGAGCGCAGCCCCGGCCCGCGCCGCGCTCGCTTGGAGCGCCTGCGCGGCGGACTCGGCACCGCCAGCGGCCTGCTGGAGGTTGCCGAGCGCGGTTGCTGCCTCTACGGCAGGGCGCGCGTCGATCGCGAGGCCGAGAGTAGCGAGGTCAGTCATGAAGTGGGTGCTTCTCTGGATAGCGATAGGAGCAAATGGCGATCTGACGAGCGGATCCGCTCAGTTCGATACAATTGACGCATGTTACGCCGCCGAGAAGGCGTACAAGGCTATGTATAAAGATTATGATTTTCGCAATATAACGGCGGGGAGGCGAACAATTTACAACGATGTAAGAACGGTTTGTATCAATTCAGAAAAAGGCGACGCCATGTCGATTATAAGCCCGCCCGCCAAATAGCATTCTGGCTTGAACTTGGGAGCGAGGCGGATCACACCGCCTCGCCCTTGGCACAGATGGGCTGCAAGCCACTCACTAAGTACGGCCAGACCGCACTTTTCGCTTGACACAACTACGGCCAGCCCGTAGTTTCTTATCATGCAGACCGTCATCGAAACCGCTCATTTCCTGCGCCGCGCCGATGCGAGCGGCATGACGGAGGCCGATCGCGCTGCGCTCGTCACGATGATCGCTCGGCACCCGGACGCAGGCGATGTCATCGCCGGGACCGGTGGGGTGCGGAAGGTGCGCTTCGGCGCAGAGGGACGGGGCAAGAGCGGAAGCCATCGCGTCATCACCTTCTTCACCGGGCCGGACCTGCCGGTCTTCCTGATCACCATCTACTCCAAAGGCGAGAAGGCGAACCTCAGCAAGGCCGAGCGGAACGATCTGGCAAAGCTGACGAAGATCCTGGTTGAGACATACCGCGCGAAGGTGCGGCCATTGCGGGCAGTGGAGTGAAACAGATGACGAAGCGAGTGTTCGAAGACATCAAGGCCGGACTGGAGGAAGCCATTGCGATCGCGCAGGGTGACATCGGCGAGGCCCGCATTCACGTTCCCTCCTCGATCGACGTGCGTGGCCTGCGTAAGCGTCTTGGGCTCACCCAGGGCCAGTTCGCCGACCGTTATGGCTTCTCGATCGGCGCGGTGCGGGATTGGGAGCAGGGCCGCGCCACACCCGAGGGGGCAACACGCGCATTTCTCCTTGTGATCGAGCGCGAGCCGGAGGCAGTCGAGCGGGCCCTTCGGGCGGCCTGAGCACTCCCGCCCCTCCCTGGCTCACGCATCGATCACCGTCCCGAAGCGGTCAAAGGCCCGCTCGAAGGCGTCCACGTCCGAGGCGGATGCCAGCCGGGTGACGGTGGGTCTCTCGGGGTCGTCGGGCTTGGGGAAGGCGGCGCGGCGGGCGCGGTCCATCGCCAGGATGATCCGCACCTCCCAGGGCCGCAACCGGACGTCCATGGTCCGGCAGTAGGCGTCGATCTCTTGGTAGGTGAAGGAGAGGGCCCCCCAACCCGCCTGCCGCGTCTCCTCCAGCTCCCAGAACACGTCCCAGAGGTAGGCGCCGCCGGGCGGCACCCGCTCTAGGGATTTGGCGAGGGGAACTTTCGCGGTCTGCGCGAGGGTGATGCGCCGGACCTCGGCGCACAGCCGCTCGGTCAGCCGCGCCCGAAGTTTCCCCGCATCGCGGTGAAGCCGAGCACCTGATCCGCGAACCAGGGCCGCTTGGTGCCGAGCTCGATCGCGGCCTCGAGGCTGAACTCGATCGGTGAGCCGCCGAAGCCGATGTTCGTCCAGCCGGTGATGGCCGCCGCCGCGTTGCGGGCCCGCGACAGCATCAGCTGGGTGTCCTCGTCGGCCGGCTCCCGCTCGGGCGCGGCCGCCACCATGTCGCGGATCCGGCGCAGGTTGGCCCGGTACTGCGCCGACTCCTGCCCGATGACTCGCAGGACGGCATCGGTCGGCTTGCCGGTCTTGGGGTCGTGCACGGTCATCTCGGCGCCGCGCGTGGCCTCGGCATCCAGATCATAGTCAGCAAGATCAAGCATAATCCCTCGGTCCTCCGTTTCCCTTCACGGTCGGCTTAGGTCGCCGCCACGCGGTAGATCGGCGTGTTGATGCCGACGTTGATGTTCATGGTGATGGCATTGTTGGCCGCGCCGGGGTTCTCGCGGCAGGACATGACCTGCCCGGCGAAGTAACGCTTGCCGTTGGTCCCGGTCGCTGTCTTCTTGTTCGGGTATTCGATATAAAAGGCGTAATCGAAGTTGGTCGCCGCAGCGGCAATCGCCGCCTCCTGACCCGGATCGCCGTCCTTCAGATCGACCACGAACGACGGCGTGCCAGCGTCCTTGGTGCCCTTGGCCTTGAGAGTGCGGCTGTTCCCAAGTTGGTTCGAGGTGATCGACGTGGCCTCGTCACCAAAGGACCCGAGATCCTTCAGGCCCTTGATCTCGGTGAAGGCCAGTCCGGAGAGATCATCGACGGCGTCGATGGTGTCGATGTCGATGCTCGGCCCGATGAACAGCTTCGAGCCGTTGGACGGCGTGAACCCGGACATGATGGTGCCCTCCTGGGACATGGTGAGAGACCGCACTCAGGCGGTAGGGACGGGCTGAGCCCGAACTCGGGGGGCGGATCAGGGGGCAGCGGGGACGCCGACGCGCCAGCGGACGGTCACCGGGAAGCGCACCCAGGGGGCGTCGTCGATGGGCCCGGCAACCTCGGGGGTCTCGTCGATGCAGACGGTGAGGTCGTTGCGCCAAAGGCGCGTGCCAGCCGCGAACGCTTGGCGGACCTGGGCGGCGACCTGAAGCGGCTTCACGAAGCCCTGGCCCGCCGGCCACACGACCGAGAGCTGAAACAGCCCAAGGTGGGTCACGTCACTGTCGAAGGGCAAACCGTCGAGGCGCGACGTATTTGGGAAATAGTCGACCGCGAGGAAGGGCTTGCCCTGCTCTGGCGTGAACGCGACCCCCGGCATCGCCACCCTCAGTGCCGGGTCGAAGGTCTGCTGCGACACGTACCAGACCAGTGCGTCGTAGATCCGAGCCTCAACGCCGGTCACGGCCATGTGCTACGCTCCCGGCGATGTCCGATCCCGCCGACCACCCGCTCACCGATGAAGACGTGCACGAGCGGCTGCACGCAGCCCTGGAGGCGCTTGGCCATGGCCGGCCGGTCACGGTGCGGGGCCGAACCCTGATGGAAGCCGCCCGCACCGCCCTCGTCACGATGCAGCTCGCGCTGGTCTATGCGATGGAGCATGGCGAAGATCGGATCCGCTGCCTGATCACCGACGACGAGGACGGTTCTGGCCCGCCTGATTCGCCGCCACCGCCGCCTGCGCGTCCCGCGCCGCCTCCTCGACGAGGCGGGGCCACTGCTGCGCGGCGCGCCGGGTCCAGCCGAGGCCGGCCTGATTGATGTTGCGGCCCAGGCTGTCCTGGCCAACGAATCCGTACTCGAGCCGTCGCGCGTAGGCGGTGGTGTAGGCCGCAGTGATCACGTCGCCGGCATGGGCGGTGGCGATGGTGCTGATCACCATGCTCTCATCCCATGTCGTGGTGGGGTGCTTGGGCTCCTCCTCGCGCGGCTGCGGCGGCGGGCCGTTGACCACGACGACAAGCGAGGCGCGCAGGGCGCCGGTATCCAGGGGCACGTAGCTGCCCGGGGTCTGCATCAGCTGGATCAGGCGCAGGGTCGCCGTCCGGAACACGGCATCCATGCGCGCCTTGGTCTGCTGCACCCAGGCGTCCACGTCGGCAGCAAACCGGGCCTGCCCCTGCGACGCTCGTCCGGAACGAAGGAAGACGCCTGCGGTGGGTCCGGAGCTCGCCATCAGGTGAGCCCCGCAAAGAAGTCGACGGCCGTCGACATCCAGCACCGGCAGCACACGGTCTCCTCTGCTGGGGCCGCCGGATCGCACGGATAGGCGAGGAAGGCGCCAGAAGGTGACCGAAACATCGAGCGGAACGGCACGCGCTGTCCGTCGAGCACGCTGTGGGTATGGCGCACGCGCTCATCCTTGGCCGAGTGCCACACCTTCGACACCAGCGCCTCGCTCACCTCGCCCCGCTCAATCATCTGCCGGGCCGACTCGAACGCTGCCGCGTTCATCGCCCGCAGCGTCTCGGTCCTGGCGATGGTGATGGCGCGGTGCCGCAGGGCGCGATTGCGGTAGGCGGCGACCAGCTTGGTGATCGTCTCGGCTGGAATCGGCTGCCCGCTCTTGATCGCCTTCGTGACTGCGCCGTCAAAACGGCGGTCCCTGAGCTTCCGCGTCAGCGCCGCCGGATTGCCACTGGCAAGCTCCTCCGCGTAGCGGCGGCACCAGCCCTCCTGGCTCGCCGTCAGACCAATCGCGCCGCCCTCACGCCGCCCTGTGGCGGGGTTGATGCGGCCGACGAGATCCAGCGCCGTCGCCTTCGGGTTGCGACCCGCCGCGGTGCCGGCAGCGAGAACATCACGGATCAGAACGCGCTGGTCGTCGGTGATCTCGCGGATGAGCGTGCTGGAATACGAGCGCAGCCATCCCTCCGCGGTGGGGTTGCGCATGTCGAACTGCACGACAAAGCGCGATTGGCCCGGCACCTTCGCGCCCGCAGCGGCGTTCTCGCCGCCTGCCTCGTAAGCGTCCGAGATGGCGCGATCGAGCGGGCGGAACGAGGCCGGGTTGATCTTGAGTTCGGCCAGGATGCCGTCCACGTCATTCGCCTCCGCGAGTTCCACCAGCCGCGCCATTCTGGCCGGATTGCGGATCGTGCGAATGCTCTCCTCGAAGGCTTTGCGGACCTCCGGCTCCCATTTGGCGACGAGATCGGGGATGCGGATCGGTGTCCGAGCCATCACGCCCGCTCCCGGCAGGGGCCGAGCCCGCAGACAGCGCAGTGGCTCGGGGCGGTCTTGTCCTGGGCCAACAGGATCTCGCGGCACACCGCCGGGCCGGGACGGCTCGCGGACGGGGAGATGATGAGCAAGGCGACCTCGCAGGGCACGACCGCGCGGATCGCCTCGGCGGCCGCCTCGGCCGCCCGATGGCCATCGCGACCCGGGTCGGGGACGATCAGAACGCGCATCAGAGGCGGCACCTCAGAACCCACGCGGCGCCCGCCGGGTCGGAGCTAACGGCTGGCGCGCTGCCGCCGGACGAGGCGATGGTGAGGGTCTGCCCGCCAATCGTGATCCGGCCGCCCTCTACAGGCTGGACGTCGAGGGTCTTGGTGAGCACCATGACCTTCCAATCCTTCGCCGCGACGAGGCCGCCCTGGCGCTCGTAGGCGGTCCACTCGTCGCGCTGGGCTTTGCAGGGGAAGGTCTGTGGCGCGCCCGGCGTTGGGTCGTAGCTCGGCCCGGACGCCGGCCCGTCGACCTCATAGACGGCGTCGACGTACATCCAGGAGAAGGCCGCGCCGAACACGCCCGCGAGGCCACCGTCGAGCAGGCCCATCAGCCGAACATCACTTCTGGCATATCGATCTTGACGACGCCGCGCCACCACTCGCGGCGGACCTCGTTGCCATCGACGACAGGATGGCCATTCCCATCCACGACCCCGACAAGCACCTCGCCGAGTTCCTCGTCGGCGGTGATGCACCGGAAGACCTCCTGGCCATTCAGGGTCACCTTGATCGCCGCAGGCGGGCCGCCCCACTGCAGCAGGGTGCGGTAGCCGCTATCGCGCTCGTCGACCGAAATTCGCATCACACCACCAGCACGGCCGGGAAGCGGGAGCGGATCAGGTCGAGCAGCTCGCGCCCGTAGGCGGTCTGGCTGAGGGCACCGTTAGCCGAGGCCGCGGCGGCGGTTCCCGACCGATCGAGCTGCAGCTGGCCGGAGCGGAACGAGGTGAATCCGAGCGCGCCGGCTGCGGCCAGTTCCGCCTCGGCGCCCGTGCCGATCCCGCGGGTCGTCATGTCATGGGCGGCCTGGAGCATCACGGCCTTGCGCCGATCCGTGTCAGCCCACCCGTCGTCGGCCACCGACGCCGCGTCCTCCAAGAACCCGGCGATCCGCTGATCCGGCACGGCGTCGAAGGCGGGAAAGCGGAGCTTGAAGTCCGCGGCGGTCGGGGGCGTATAGGCCATGGATCAGCCCTGCGCCGCCTTCGCCCGCTCGGCCTCGGTCAGGAGGCGTCGGCGGCCCCAATTCCCGACCTGAACGCCGCGCTCGGTGAGGTAGGCGCGCAGCTCGTCGTCAGTGAGCTGATCGAGCTCGGCGTCCTCCGAGCCGGCGGCCTCGTCGCTCTCGACCACCTCGCCCAGGACGATCTCGCCCTTCTCGACCCAGACCTTCAGGATCGGATCGTCGGGGTTATGCAGCTGGACGTCGGCGGTCTCGCCTCTCCGGAGGGTGCGCTGAACGGGTTTGCCCCGCTCGCCCTTCTCCCAGACGATGCGCGGGCCCAGGGCCCGGTTCGTGATCTCTACCATTGCGGGTCCTCTCGGATGGTCCTCGGATCGCACTCAGGGGCCTGGGGCGCCTTGCGGCTCAGATCCCGTCGAGGTAGCGGAAAGCGCCGGGGCGCCGGATGTCGACGCCGCCCAGGCGGAAGGCGCCGGGCACGTCGAAGCGGAAGGGCCCGGTCTGCCACGCCGGGAAGAACCGGAAGGGCATGGGCATCCAGAGCTTCACGACCTCCGGGTCGCGCAGGTACGCGACCATTCGGGCGGTCCCGCCGGCGCCCGCCGTCTCCAGGCCGCGCACGCCGAACACGTTGAGCGGCTGGCCGGTCTCGATGGTGTAGACGTTCTTCCGCTGGATCCAGTCCAGCAGAGTCATCTGGTTGTACTGGTCGATGCGCCGCAGGCTCAGCGCGATCATCTGCTCGTAGGGCAGCAGCGCCGTGTCCGCCAGCTCGACGGTGTTGGAGCCGGTGAAGATGCCGGTCAGCAGCCCGTTGACGTCGGCCAGCACAAGCTCCGGATCCTTATCGGCCCAGCGCGTGCTGCCGCCCGCGCCCGTGGGAGCCGCCGAACCCTGGGTGACGGCCGGGCTGTTGACGAGGCCGCTGTAGCCCTTGGCCGGGTCACCGAACAGGGCAACCCGGTCGATGAACTCCTCGGAGGCACGCCGCGCGGCCGCGGCCTTGTCCGCCGAGAGGCTCATGTTCATCAGCTGCGCCTTGCCGAGCTCCTCGAGGTCGTAGCCGTAGCCGATGCCGGCCATCGAGACCGTGGTCTCGAACTGGCTGCGGAGCACGTCGGCCCGCGGCACGTCGTTGGCCTGGCCGGTGATCCACTTGGCGGCCCCGACCTGATCCAGCGAGAAGTAGGTGACCGAGGGGATCCACTCGGGGGCGTTGGTGTCCACCGGGACAAGCCGCGGGTAGCGGATCTCGGGGTACCGCGTCCGATACACCTGGGGCTCGATGAACGTCTGCTGGCTGACCAGGAAGGCCAGAGCACGGCGCATGTCGGCATCAGTGAAGAACTGGCCTCGCATGGTCAGTCTCTCCTTGCGATTGACTTCGATTGTGGGTGGGGAGATCCGGCTCGCGTCGGATCAGGGGAGGTTGAGCTTCAGCTTGACGAGCGCGCCGCTCGCGCCGCTGCTGTCGAACACGGCCCGCAGCGCCGTGTTGTCCGTGGCGGTGACCGTGAAGGCGCCAGCAGCGGTCAGGTAGGCGGGGGCGCCGGCCGTGACGGGTCCGGAGGCCTTCACCCAGACGGTGCCGCGCTCCATCACCGACACCGTGTCGCCCTTCGGGTGCAGGTCGCCCGTGGCGTTCGCCAGCGGGAAGTGATCGGCGACCGTGACACCGCGGAACACCGAGCCGGTGGCGGCGATGCCGTTGGCATCGGCGCCCTGGAAGGCCGGCTTGCCGAAGCCGATCCCACCGGCCGACTCGATGACGCGGGAGATGATCCCGCCCGGCTCCATGGAGGCGATCATGCCCTCGAAGGCCGGGGCCATCTCGCCGGGATACGTGGTCTGAACCGCAGGCATTTACTGCGCTCCTCTTGGGGATGATCTGGACATGGCCGAGGAATGGCCTTGGATTACTGCGCCGCCTGACCGGGCCGCTCCTTGTAGGCGTTGGTGAGATAGTCGACGTTCGCTGCGTAAGCGTCCGCGAGGACGTTCTGACCGCCGGCCGGCTTGATGCCGTCCGCGATGGTGCGGGCGAGGGGATCGGCCGGCTTGTGGTCCTTGGCGATCGCCAGGAAGGCGCCCTCGACCGCGCCGTCCGTGAGATCCTTGGCGCTGTCGCCGAGGCGGGCGGACACGACCTCGCGGCGGATCTGGGCGTCGGTCTTGCCGGCATCCGTGAAGGTCGCGCCGATCACGCTCTTGGCCACGTCGATGACGCTGGCACGCGCCGCCACCGCGGCCGCCAGCTTATCGGGCGTAAGGGCCGCATCCTCGACCTGCTTCTTGAGGACCGCGATCTCGCCGTCCTTGGCCTCGATGGTCTTGCGCGCCTCGGCGAGCTCGCCATCCTTCGCCTCGATCGCCCGGGCGTGGGTCGAATTCGCCTCGTTCAGCTGCGTGGTGAGCGACACGTTGTCCGTCGTCAGCTGGCCGATCTGCTTCTGCAGGCCGGACACCGCGACCACCGCAGCGTCGCTCATCTCGACGGTGTGGCCGTCGATTGTCAGGGTCTTCATGGGGATGGCATCCCTCTGCTGTTGCTGGTCGGAGAGCACCCGCATGGTCTTCACGTCGGCGGGGTGCTGATCGCCGATGCGGCAGTCGGGGCCGGCCCGCCCGCGATCCACGATCGCGACGTGATCGACCACGATGTTGGTCTGGCGGGCGTCGTAGGGCCGCCCATCCGGGGTGGTGCCGGGGGTGAAGTCGAGGTCGCAGGTGTAGCCGACCGACAGCTCTCGCTTGCCGTTCTTGACGGCCTCGATGGCGCCCTGGTCCGCGATGAGCATCGGGATCCGGACGAACTCGCCGTCGCGCAGCACCTCCTCGCCGACGTGCCCTCGCGCCACGCTCCGCCAGGTGGCCGGGGTGACGGGGGAGGACGGGTGATCGAGGGTGACCGGCTTGTGGCCGAAGGTGCGCAGGGAATCGGCCCGGAATACCTCGTCGGCGTCTCGGTAGATCCGGACGATCGGCATCTCGGGCTTGCCCACCTCGGCGCCCTGGTAGAGCTGCACGTTGCCCCCCTGGGCGGCCTTGGCCTGGACGACGAGCGAGCCGTTGCGCATCTCGCGTGCGTTCGCGATCTCGGCGGCCTCGCCGAGCGACAGGTGATCGAAGAACTGCATGGGGATCCTGCCTGAAGGCCCGCCGGCGGATGGCGTTGTTGAAGCGCGGACGCTGCGGCGCTATATTTGGGTCAGTCGCGAGCCGTTTTGGACGTAAAGCTCGGGGGGATCTTCGGATCAGGCATCGAGCATCGCGACACCTCACCTCTTCCACATCGACACCATCTCGATCCGTCGTTTCGCACGCTGAACCTCCCCGATGTAGGTATAGGTTCGCCCGCGGATCGACTTCTCAATGATGATTCGCGGCTGGCCATTCGCTGGGTTCGGGTCACCCGGCAAGAGTCTGTCCGGCTGCCGAACGATCTCGCGAGCGAGTGCGAAATCCAGCTGTGTGATGGCGACTTGGCCGCGCGCTGCCTCAGCTTTTGCATTGCCATGCTTCTTCAGCGTGTGGCTAATACCATCCTGTGAGATCGAGTGCCGGAAGCCTCGAACGTCGATGTTAGTCAATCTGCCGATTTCGCCCGACCGCGACACCCGACCCAACGAGGCGCGCAGCACGCCGGAACGTGGCTGGCCAACAGCCTCGAGGAGTTGGGCTAGAGCGGGGTCCGAGCGGGTTGAAACCGTGGTGATGGCAACGCGTTGGCCGGTCCCCGGGGGGGCGGCTCAACGGAGGTGGCCCATGCCCTCAGCTTTGTCTGTCGACCTGCGCCAGCGCGTCGTCTCGGCCGTTGCAGAAGGCGCCTCCTGCCATCAGGCCGCCGCGCGCTTCGGGGTCAGCGTGGCCAGCGTCAGCCGCTGGTCCAGGCAGCAGGAGGGCCAGGGAGATGTCACGCCCAAGCCCATGGGCGGCGACCAGCGCTCGCAGCGCATCGAGGCTCATGCCGAGCTCATCCTGCAGACCTACCAAGCCCACCCGCAGAGCTTCCTGCATGAGCTCTGCGAGACGCTCCAGGAGCAAGGCGTTCCGGTCAGCCGCAGTAGCCTGTCGCGCTTCTTCGCCCGGCACCGCATCACGCGGAAAAAAGGGCGACGTACGCAGCTGAGCAGGAGCGGGAGGATGTAAAGGCGGCTCGTGAGGCGTGGTTTGCCGGCCAGCTTGAGCTGGATCCGGAGCGACTGGTGTTCCTGGATGAGACCGCCGCCACCACCAGCATGGTCCGCCGCTACGGCTGGGCCCCGCGCGGCGAGCGTTGCCGCCTCGCGGCACCCGCAGGGCACTGGAAAACCACCACTGTGATTGCCGGGCTGCGCACGAGCGGGCCTGACGCGATCGCTCTGCTGGACGGCCCTGTGACGGGCGAACGCTTCCGCGCCTACGTGACCGACACCCTGGTCCCCACCCTGAGACCCGGCGACACCGTGATCCTGGACAATCTGGGCGCTCACAAGGTGGCCGGCGTGCGCGAGGCGATCGCGGCAACCGGGGCCCGGCTGCTTTATCTTCCTCCGTACTCACCTGAGTTCAACCCGATTGAGCAGGCCTTCGCCAAGCTGAAAGCGCTGTTGCGCAGGGCGGCGGCCCGCAGTGTCAGTGAACTCTGGGCGGCGATCCACCAAGCCTTCAAATGCTTCTCGCCGGCTGAGTGCCGCAACTACTTCACAGCTGCTGGATACGAGGATGATGCTTACGCTTCAACCTGATCGGGAGCGGCTCTAGGCCAGAGGTCCACCGCCCGCGCGCGTCACGCCGCTGGTTCGGGTTGTACGCGTCCCGAAAAGGGAGGGTGGCGTTCGGCCCACCTCCCAGGCTGTCCTCGGCGAGCCTTGCCCGCCAGTTCTCGGTGATCGGCTCGAAGATCTCCGGCCCGAACACGAGCGGCCCGTTGTAGGGCTGGACCTGATCCAGATCGACGCCGTCGGCCGAGAGCGCGAAGCTGACGTGCGGCTGGTAGTCCGGGTGGTCCCACGCCGCGCCGGCGTCCCGGATCTCCTGCCAGCGCCAGCGCAACTCGCTGGATGAGAACAGCAGAACGACGACATCGCCGAAGCGCTCGACGAGGCGCGGCCCGCCAGCCTCGACCTTGAGCTCGGCGCCCTGCCAGGTCGGGCCGACCGCCATCCAGTCCACGGGCTGGCGGCTGTAGGCGATGGTCACGTGGAGCTCACCGGCCGGATAGAGATCGGTGAAGCCCTGGCTCTTCGCCCAGGCGAGGAGATCGGCGCCATTGAGCAGCTTGCGGCTGACGTAGAGCGTGCGGGGCGCGGCATCGGCAACCTGCTGGCCGCCGGCCACTCGGCCGCGGAGCGGGACCACGTTGCCGGTGCCGGTGAAGCCCTCGGCCGGCTGGCCGTCCGGCCCGAACTGGTCGGCGTCGAGCTCGCCCTCGGTCAGCGGCGCGTCGCCGTGCTCCTCATAGGCTGCGTCGATACCCGGGAAGAGGCCGCTGTCGACCGCGGCGCCCTTGGTGCCTTGCGCGAGGATTTCCAGAGGCGCGAGCTTAGCCTTGGCGAGGACCGCCACCGCGTCCGCCACCGTCTTGAAGGCGTCGGCCTTCTCCTTCTGGGTCGGCTGGTAGAGCGGGTTCCACTCGTACCAAACCTCGGGCGGACGGGCGCCGAGCGCGTGGCGGATCAGCAGCTCGTCGAGGCGGCGGATCGCCGGGGTGAGCTCCACCTTCTGCCGGGCCGCCACGTGGTCGTAGTAGTTGCGGGTGTCGCTGTCCCCAGTGGCGTTGAGACCGGACGGCGACTGGCCGAGCAGGCGTGTCGCCGGGATGTCGGCCGCGCCGGCCGCGATGAGCAGGAACAGCCGCACCACGTCGGGCAGGCCAGCAAAGCTGATCTGCTTCTGCTCGAACACCTCGCCGTCGGGGCTCTTCCCATCGCCCTCCAGCAGGAGCATGCCGAACATGCTCTTCATCCGGGCGGCGTAGGCGAAGCGGTCGGTGAGCCGCCGGGTGCCCTCCTCGGTCGAGAGATGCTGCGACAGGCCCGGGACGCTGATGACGTCCTGCTTGGCCTCGGGCAGCATGGCGTTGACGTAGGCGGCCGAAGACGTGGCCTGGTCCACGGCCTCGAACACGGCCTGCAGCACGCTGTCGCCCCAGCCCCGCTCGGTCGCGCTCTGCACGCTCTCCAGAATGGGCGCGCCGATGAGACGGACCACGCGGGAGGGGTGGATCGCCTGCTGGCCGCGCGTCGCGCTGACGAGCTGCCAGGACACGGGCTCCCCGAACCAGGGCGAGGCCGGATCCCGGTCCGGCTCGCCGGGCGTGATCTCCTCCCGGCCGAGCACGTGGAGGTAGCGGATGCTGCCCTTGCCCAGGCGCTCCGGCACCAATGGCTGCGCCGGATCCGACGCTCCATCACCGATGAGGAGCGCTGCGCCGCCGTCGCGCCGGGCCATCCGCAGGCCGTCGAGCAGCTTCTGCCGGACGCCGAGCGCGGTTTCCGCTGCCTCGATCGCCTCGACCTGCGCATCCTCCGCCTTCCAGGCGCGCCACTCGCGCAGCATGTCGAAGGCGACCACGTCCACGACCTTGCGGGCGATCCAGTTGCCCCGATAGGCCGCCTGGATCTCGGGCAGGGGCCGCGGGACGAAGACGTGGACGTTGCCGACCGTCTTGTCCTTGGCCGTGCCGAGGCCGGAGATCAGGTTGAAGAGGTTGTCGACGAGCCACATCAGCCGGTCACCGCCAGCATGCCGTAGGCCGGTTTCGCGACCTCGCCGAAGGCGCGCGACAGCGCATCGACCTGGTCCTTGAAGGCGCCGTTCGGGAAGGACGCGACCTCATCGAGGAAGGCGTCGTTCCAGGCCCCCTCGACAAGCACGATGTTGCCCGCCTCGGCCTGGGCGGAGACCGGCTCGGCCCGGGTGACCTTGTCCCCGCTCTCAGGCGTGGCCCGCACGACGAAGCCCTCGAGCTGGCGGATCAGATACTGCGCCTGGGCCTTGCCGGCCTGCCCAGGATCCTGGGGGAGCGAGATGCGGCAGTCGCGGCCGTCCTGCTGGGCCGTGTTGACGATCATGCGCTCCACCCCGCCGGGCGACAGCCGATCCCGGCGCACGTCCGCGATGTAGAGCCGCTTGTCCGGGCCGCGCCCGAGCTTCAGGCCGGCGGTGTAGGCGGGCTGGCTGCCCTGCTTGGCCTCGCTGGCGGCGAGGTCCCAGGCCCGCACCCAGACGCAGCCCGCCGGCGCGGCGCGCACGACGGAGAACCAGGAGCGCTTGAACAGGCCGCCCTCGCGCGGGGCCGGGCGCTGCTGGTACTGCCCCGCGTAGGCGTAGGAGCCGGCATCGCGCTTCAGCGCCTCGACGGTGGCGCGCGGGAATCGCACCGGGTCGAGGAGCTCGCCGTCCTGCGTCCGCGGGTCGACGAAGAAGGGCGTCCGGCACCGCCGCTCCGGCTCGAACTCCATCGGCAGGCAGAGGTGGGTGTAGCCCATGCCGAGCTTCAGGATCGTGCCCGAGATGTCGTCCTCGTGCAGGCGCTGCATCACCACCACGATCGCCGATCGCTCCTGGTCGTTGAGGCGGTTGATCGCGCCCTCGCGGAACTTGCGGGTGGTCCGGTTGCGCTCGGCCGCGCTCTCGGCGGTCTCCGTGCTATGGGGATCGTCAATCAGCAATCTGTCCCCACGCTGCGAGGTGAGCGATCCGAACGGCACGCCCTCGCGGGTCCCCGTCGAGCTGTTCGCGAAACTCGTCTCGCCGGCGCGGCTCAACACGACCTCGGGCCACAGGCGGCGGTACCAGGGCGACAGGACGAGGTCGCGCATCTTGCGGGTGTCGCGCGTCACCGGCCCGTCGTTGAAGGCGGTGGCGAGGTAGCGCAGGGAGCGCCGCCCCTTCGGGCCCCACTCCCAGGCCGGCCAGATCACCGAGACGACGAGGCTTTTCGACGAGCCGGGCGGCACGTTGATCAGGAGCCGGTTCAGCCGCCCGGCCGTGATCGCCTCGAGGTGGACGCAGAACGCGTCAAGGTGCCAGTTCCAGATCAGCGGGGCGTTGGGCTCCAGAACGTGCCAGGCCTCGCGCACGAACCCGGCGAGGGATTGGCAGCGGGCCCGGATGACCTCGGCGTCGCGGTCGAGGGCTTGCCGTTGGGCCTCAGCCGTCCGCCGGGCCCTCTCCTCCCTCACCATCCTCAGCATCACCGCCGGCGGTGCCGGCAAGCGGACCGAGGAGAGCTTCGAGCGCGTCAAGCTGCTCATTCGTGGCCCTGGTCAGGTCGGCGGTGAGGATTGGCCCGTTGTTCGGTCCAGTGTGGGCCACCGCCTGAAGGCGAGGGTGCATGTAGGGGGCAGCATCCTTGGCGAGCGCCGCGGCCTGATCCCAGCGCCGAGCCTTCGCGTGGCGGCGCATGGCGGTCAGCATCACTTCGAGGGGCGATATGCCCTCGGCCGATGCGCGGGCGACGATCTCCTGCGACCGCCGCGTGATGGAGCCCTTCTTACGCCCGGCACCGGCGCGCCTACCGCCGTGCGCCATCTTGAAATGCCTTGATTGTTTTCAAGCGGACGCAGAATCCGCCCTTCGCGGTGGTCGGCACATCCGCCACCTGGGCCGGCAGGCACACCCTCTGAGGAGCGCAGCTCACAATCCGGTCATCCGCGCGCATGGATTCAGAACGCTGTCCCAGAGTCAAGCGGCATCCAGCTGATCGGGTGTGAATTCTACGGGCGTGATCCGCCCGAAGATCCGCACACCAGCCTTGATGATTCCGTTCGACAGCACCTCCTCGACCTCGGCGAAGAAGCTCATGAACGGGCCGTTGATGATCCTCCGCATCTCGCCGACCTGGATCTTCGCGGCTTCGGTGCGGCGCCTACCCTCCTCGGTCTCGTCGCGGTTATGACCTGCCAGCCGATCGGCGAGGACCTGCAGTGCATCAGCCGGGAATGGCAGCGGCCTGTCGACGCCGAGCACGTCCAACACATGGTCGCAGTCGAACAGCACCGAGGTGCCCCGCCGCCGCATCGTCTCCTCGTCAAGGCCGGCGAAGACGTAGCTCGCGAAGACCTTCTCGAAGTCATCGACCTTGCGCCCCCGCCGGACGGTCGTGACGCGGAAGAGCGGCAGCCAGGTATCGGCGCCCTCGCGCGCCAGGAGCTCCACGACGCGGCGCTCCCGCGCCGGGCCGGTCTGGACGACGAACCAGGTCTTGGCTTGGTCGATCATGCGACGTTCCTCCGTCCTGCGGCGCTTCCGGTTCCCACGCTTGCGGCTCATCTCGCGCCCCGATGGCTGGATCAGGCCGGCACCGCAGCGCCGGCCGATAGGGCCTCAGGCGGCGATCTTCGGAAGGCCGGTTCGGGCGCCATGCCGGCCCAACCCCGAGGCCTTAGCGAGTTCCGATCGATGCGCCGCGTAGTTCGCCGCGACCATCGGGTAGTCGACTGGCAGGCCCCACTTGGCCCGATACTGCTCGGGCGTGAGGCCGCGACCGGCGAGGTGGCGCTCCAGGGTCCGGTACGGCTTGCCGTCCTCCAGCGAGATGATCGCGTCGGGCGTGACGGTCTTGCGGATCGGCACGGGCGGGACGAGGGCGGGCGCCTCGGGCTCGGCCGGTCGGCTCAGCGCCTCGAGCGCGCCATGCACCGAGGCGATGAGGCCGGGCAGCTCTGCAGGGGGAACGGCGGTGTGGGCGACGTAGGCGCCGACGATGCGGGCGGTCAGGCCGGCGTGGTGGTCGGGCGTGGTGGTGGGCGTGTCGGACATGGTCGGTCTCCGGTGTGGGGCGGCTCGGCCGCCCGGGTTGGCCCGCGGTGGGGCGGGATTCGGGGTCAGTGCAGGCTCTGCGGCAGGAGGTTGGGTGGTACGCGGCAGCCGGGCGCGCCAGGTGGTGGGCCAAGAGCGGATTCCGGCCAGCGCGTCGGATCCTCCTGCCAGTTCGCAATGGCCTTCTCAACACTACTTCGCGGCCAGACAAATCCGCCCCCGAAGTCTATTCGTGGCTCTCCATTCGGATCTTCGGTCCGATGTAGCGTTTTGCCGCTCGTTCGCGCTTCGGATAGTCGTTTATCGAAGTAACTCAAGGACCCGACGTCTGGCTTGCGGGCCAGCACTTCACGAACGACGGCAACGATCAACTCGGGCTCGTAACCCTGAGCCAGCCACACCGCGACGCGGTTGGTGTCTGGCACAAGGCGCTGGGGGGCCAGTTCCTTGAACGCCTCAGCCACCCTCTTCCGGGTCTCGCGCGCGCAGCCAGCGCTAGCTGGCTTCTGGCTTCTGGCTTCTGGGTGTTAAGGCCCCCCTTATCCGGGGGGTTATCCCGGTCCGGAATTCCCTTTTGTTTTCTGAGGTTTGGGTTACCTCCCTTTTTGCCGTTTTCGCGCGAGATTTTCGCGCTCTTGGCCTCGCGGACCATGCGGCGGCTGTAGATCCTGCCGTGCCTGTCGCGGGTGAAGACGCCGTTCCGTGCTAGCTCGTCGAGAAGGATTTCCACCTCAGAGGCGTCACCGCCGGTCAGTCGGGCGATGTCTGATGCGATGAGGGGTCGGCCGTTCAAGACGACGTAGCCGGTCGGGTCGGCCGTCGCCGCAATGCAGAGCAGATCCATCCAGAGCCCGCGGGCGGCGTACGAAGACGCGCGCACGCCGGGGTCGGACAGCCAATCGCTCCAGTACCACTTGCCATAGACGGTGCCGGTCATGTGGTCGGCACCTCCGTCATGCGGGCAAGGCACCAATCGAGCGCCTCACACGCGCACCGCACCGGATCCCGGTAGACCTCCGAGCCGGTGAAGCGCATCACCACACAGCCGCGCGCCTGCAGCGCACGGTCGCGGGATCGATCTCGAGCGGCTTGCTCCTTGGTCCGCTCATGAAACTCATGGCCGTCGCACTCGACGACGACCCGGAACACAGCGCCGTCCTCGATGCGCTGAACCGACAGGAGGAAGTCGGCCGGCCAGTCGAGTACCCGCACCTGCCGGCCGAGCAGCAAGTAACCGCGATGATTGAAGTCTGCGGCGTCAGGCACCCGGTCGCAGCCACCAAGGCCGAGCTGCTCATATTTCGGAACGTGCGCGCACAGGCCGAGGATTGCCGCCAGGAACAGCCGCTCAATCGGGCTGTCTATTGAACGAGCAGATCCGTCGAACGAGGAGCGGATTTCCGCCTCGACCATCTCGGCGATCTGGGTGGCGAGCTTGTCGATGCCGAACGCCATCGCTCACCACCGCTGCACATCGCGCACGGCCGAGCGCGCGACGCTGCACCAGAGCTCGACATTGCCGGTCGGCCCGAGGCGGTTCTTGCCCAGACCAAGATGCAGCACATGCTCCTGCTGTGCGGCCCGGTCGACAATCACGGGGTCACCGTCCCTGAAGCCCGGGGAATTCACGGTGTAGTAGTGCGGGCGGTAGAGCAGTCCGACCACGTCGGCGTGCTCCTCGATGTTCCCGGAATCGCGCAGGTCGGACATCAGCGGGCGCTTGTCCTCGCGCCCCTCCACACCGCGGTTCAACTGCGCCAACAGCACGACGCACACGCCGAGCTTCTTTGCCATCTCCTTGCAGGCGAGCGCGATCTCGCCGACCTCGTCTACCTTCTGCCCGCGGTAGCGATCGCTCGGACACACGAGGCCGAGGTAGTCGATCACGACGACGCCGAGCGGCGTGCCCGCCTTCCGGAAGTGGTCCTGGACAGCTTTCGCCCGCGCCGCGATCTGGGCGATGGTCAGCCCGGATTCGGCATCGAGGTGGAGCGGCAGGCGCTCCAGGGTGAGTGCCGCGGTCTGGATGCGCTCAACGTCGCCGTCGGTGAGTTCCTGACCCGCGAGGATGTCGCGATAGGCCAGCGGGTACTGCGACCGAGCGAGCATATCGGCGATGCATCGCGCGCCCAGCTCCTCATCATCGATTTCGAGACTGAAGAAAGCCGCGCCAGCCCCGCTCTTGGCGCTTCGACGCGCGATCCCGAGGCCGAGGATCGTCTTCCCCATGCCGGGCCTGCCGGCGAGAACGATCAACCGGCCCGCTCGCAGTCCGCCGCCAATGGCGCGATCGATGTCCTTGAAGCCGCTCGTCGGCACCGGGGAGGACGTCCCGCTGCGCGCGGCCGCGATCGCTGCCAGCAGTGTGTCCGTGATCTGCTGCAAGCCCTTCCGCGGCGCCGTGAGGCGCGACACGTCAAGCCGGATCTCTTGCAGCTTGGCCTCGACCTCGTCGATGATCTCGTCGGAGGTCACCTCCACGCCGCCGAACCGGGCGCGCTCCTCCATCCGTCGAGCGGCCTTGATGAGGTCGCGGCGGGTGGCGAGCGAGCGGATGATCTGGGCGTAGCCGGGTGCCCCAGACACGGTGGACGCCTCGGCCGAGAGGCGGGCGAGGTACTGGCTCACCGTCATGCCGCCGAGATCGGCGTCGCCCAGGTAGGGTTTCAGCGTCAGCGCATTGGCATTGAGGCCGGCGCTCACCATGGCCGCGACCTGCTGGAAGATCGTGGCGTGCTCCGGCACGAAGAAGTGCTCGGGGCCAACGAGTACCGAGACGAGCGCCAGCGCGTCGTTGTTGACCAGGATTGCGCCAAGCAGGGCCTGCTCGGTCTCCACACTGTGCGGGAGCGTCTCGTCGAGCGCAGGCGCTGCGAAGGGGACGATGCGGCCACTCATCGCCGCCCCCGCTCGTTCTCAAGCTCGCGGCTCACCGCCATCCACGCGTCGAAGGCCTCGACAGCGACGCGCATGTCGACGAGCCGCCCTGAGGACTGAGCGCGCTGCAGAGAGGCGCGAAAGGCGTCGTACGCCTCGCGCTCACGGGCGTCCGGCCGCGGGCAGAGATGGATAACCTCACCCATGGCGGCGCTCCGCCGTCTGGCGAGCAGCCTCGGCTGCCGCCTCGAGCTCCTCGATGCGGCCGTGGATCATCCGGCGCACCTCGCGCTCTCCGCCGGGCAGGAAGGCCGCGAGTTTCGCCAGATCCGCAACAAGGTGCGCGGCGTCCTCAAGCGCGTCCGGAATGTCGATCCACGCCCAGTGGTCCGGCAGCTTGAAGGTCGGGTTGTCGGCGAAGCGGCCGAGATAGGACCAATACCCGAGCGGGTGGCGCAGGATGGCGAAGGCCATGCACTCGGCCATGCGCGCGAGCGGCACGGGCCGGGTCGGATGCTTCGGGTTGTAGGGCTCGGCCATGGTCAGGCCTCCGCCAAAGCGAGCAGCGGGGCATCCGCCTGAACGCCGTAGCGGCGGGCATCGTCCGGGCGCGTGCAGCGGGCTCGGGTCCCGGGCGGGATCCAGGTGAACTCCGCGCGTGGCGAGCGATTGCGGAGAAGCCACACGCACCACGCATACGAGGTCGCCGTCGTGGCAGACGGATCCCATCGGCCTTTCGTCATGGCCACGCGCTCGCAGAATTGCGCCACGATGGTCGGCGGGCGCTCGGCGAACAGGCGGCGGTGGCGCTCGCCACCTTCCAGCCAGGACGTCCTGACCAAGACGGCGACCCCGCGCGTGGCAATCGCCAGCCCCCTCTCCACGAAATCGACCGCCTTAGAGTCCGTTGGGAAAGGGTGGCCAAGAGAAAATGCGGGATGATAGAGCATGTCTGCTCGTCTCGAATGGATGAATGGCCCCTCCTTGGTCTGGACCGCTGCAAATCGGCCGCGCTATGATCGTCGCAGCCAGAGATACCCGAGTGATATGACGAACGACGAGTGGCTCACCCTGGAGCCACTGCTTCCTGTCGCGGAGGGGATCGGGCGGCCCCGGACCTATCCTATTCGGGACATCATGAACGGCATCCGCTACGTGCAGCGGTACGGCATTCCCTGGGATGCCATGCCAAAGGATCTGCCGCCCGCCAGTCTCTGCTACGATTACTGGCGGTTGCTCACCGATGGCGGCCACATGGACCGGATCAACCATCATCTCGTGATGAGGGATCGTGAGAAGTCCGGGAAAGAAGCCAGTCCAACGCTGGCGATTGTGGATGCCCAGGCGGTGAAGTGTGACGCCCCGCAAGGCGAGCGCGGGTACGATGCGGCGAAACAAGTGCTGGGGCGCAAGCGGCATCTGGCGGTCGACAGCGACGGACGCCTGCTTGCGGTGATGATCACTCCGGCCAACGTTCAGGATCAAGAGGGCGGGATCCCGCTCGTCAAGCGCTTGGTTCGTCTCTGTCCCTGGATCAAGACAATCGTGGTGGACGGTGGGTACAAGGCCCGTTTCATTGAGGCGGTTCAGGCTGGCACGAGCCGTGTCGTGGAAGTGGTCGTACGGCCGCAATTTGGGAAGGGCTTTGTGCTTCTGCCGAAACGATGGCGGATTGAGCAAAGCATCGGCGCTCTCACGGTGTCGCGCCGTCTCAAGCTGGATTACGATACGCTGCTTCACATCTCGGCGGCGGCTATGCTTTTCGCCTCTATAACTCGGCTTCTCGCGTCAATCACTATGAAATGACCCTTTCCCAACGGACTCTTAGAGAAGGGCGGGTTCGTCACCACGAAGGCTGGCCGCAGCGCGCTCTCGCCCTCCTGAAGGAAGTCATGGACGCGGAAGCCGCGCCCATAATCGAAGATGTCGCTCGCCTCGACGTGCTGGAAATACTCGCCCAGCGGCCCGACCATGTGGCCCTGTCCGCAGGCGGGCTCCCATGCGTGGAGCGCGTAAAGCGGGATCTCGCGAGCCCGCAGCAGCTCGCAGAGCGCGCGAGTAGACCAGGGAGGCGTCGGGAAAAACTCTAAGCTGTCAGGCGGCTCGCGCCGGCTCGCCATCACCGCTCGGTGGTCGCGCGTCTTCATGCGGCCCTCAGCGGTCGGGCGCCGAGGGGACCGGCCAGGAAGCGGCCGGCGTGCCGAGGAGCACGGCCGCAATATGCCTGCTGTGCCTCCGCCGCGCCGAGGAGCAGCGATTCCGGCACGTCGACATGCGCCCACGCTGTTCGCGCAAGCACCTTGTTCACCGAATTGCGGTTCATACCGAAGAGGTCAGCAATCTCCTCTCCCGTAAGGCCGCGTCGGCGAAGCACGAAGATGGCGATAACCTCATGCTCGTCGACGAGCCTCGCCGATCTGTGTTTCTCGCCGAGGAGATCGCGGCCGTGCAGTCTCCGGTCGGCGGCGTTCTCCTTCGCCGTTCCCCATGCGAGATTTTCCGGGACATTGTTCAGCGGATCGCCATTGAGATGGCGCGGGATCGCGCCCACAAACGGCGATGGGCCGTGGAACGCCTCGCAGATGAGTCGATGAAAACCGACCGCGAGCCTCTTACCCTTGGGCTGCCCGAAGGTGGTCTGCAGGTAGCGATATCCATTGCTGAACACCGTTCCCTTGATCTGGAGCGGCTTGCCATCCGCACAGGCCGAGCTGACGCGCCGGAGGTTGCCGAGGGAGGATGCCTCATAGATCGGCAGCGAGGGGACGAGGCGCCATTCCTCCTTCATGCGACACCTGCCCGGGCAAGACCACCGACGGCAAATCGAGAGGCAAAGCGCGGCGCTTCCTGATGAACCGAGAAGGCCCAAAGCCCGAGCGCGTCAGCTTCATCCGAGGTCTTCGGCGCCCAGCCGAACCGGCGAGCGGCTGCGATCATGGCCTCCTTGTCTGCGCGCCCTGACCCCGCGAAGAACTTCTTCACGCTCTGAAGGTGCGCCTCCTTGCAGCGCACCTCCCGCACCCTGCACACGAACTCGGTGTGCCAAGCCAATCCGGTGAGCTTGCGCGCAGTGGCGAGCGTGGTCTGGCCGGCGAGGATCGGTGCCTCGAACACGATCAGCGCCGGGTTTTCCAGCGTGATCATGTCGAGCAGCCACGTGTTGAAGGCGTCTGCGAAGCGCCCGATGTCCTCGCCTGTCGAGGGCAGGACCTTCGTCCCGTAGGTCGGTTCCGACCCGGGCGCGCCGCAGGCCCAGCCGCAGCGCGTGGCGAGGTCGAGAGTGAGGATCTTGCGCAGGGCCATGGCTCAGTGCACCGCCTCGGCCGAGCCGCCCCGCTTCCGACCGGAGCCAGTGGGCTTGATGCCCTCCTTGATCGCCTCGGCGTTCGCCTTCGCGGTTGCGGCGCCCTCGTCCGCCGGCTCCTCCGCCCCGGTCTCACCGGTCTCGTCGTCTTCGAACATGTCGAGCTGGGCGTTGAACCCGAGCTTGTTGCAATAGTCGCGGAACGAGCGGATGAAATCGGCGCGCTTGTCCGGCTCCATGCGATTGCATTGCAGGGCCAGCTTGAAGGCTTTGCGGTTGATACCGTGCGTCTCCTCGGCATCCTTGATCAGCGCTCCGAGTTCGCCGCGGGACTCGTCCATGTCGGACTTCAGCCCGTCGCACCGGCTGATCAGGGTCTTCAGCACCTCATGATGCACGCCGGTCTTGCCACCGGCCTTGCTCATCCTCTCCGCCACGACGTCGCTCCACGGTTGGGCGGCGCCGGGCCGCCAGGGTTATTCAGGAATCGGAGGTCTCATCGGCCCAGCCGGCAGGGGAGCGCTCGACGCGCTCAGCCACGGCTCACCGCCTCCGGCGATCGAACCGCTCCAGCCGGCGCTCTCGCTGCCAGAGGCGCGGGAACCAGTCGCGCGAGGGCCTCCCGGACCCGCTCCAGATCCGCTTCCACCTCCGCAACCGCACGCAGATCGACGTCCAGGCCGGCGAGATGAGCGACCTCAAGCTCATGGGTGAGCGCCTTCAACTCGTGCTGCAGGTCGGCGATGACGCGGGCGCGGAGGCGCCGGAACAGCCAGGACCGGACGCCCTTGGTCCGGCCCTCGCTGACGTTGCGGATCATCCCGGCGGTGGTGGCGCCGCCGACTTCGCGGGCCACCTGTTCTCGGACCTCGTCGATGGGGCGCCCGAGACGTGCTGCGGTCTGGCGTTCAAGGCGACGCGTCCACGCCTGCGCGAGGCTGTCGTCGTCGATCTCCATGGCGATCGAGAGGGCGGCTACCACTTTTTGGCGCTCCGACTTCCTGAACATGGGGGCTCGTCCGTGCTTCTTCTTGGGCGAAGAGACGGGGGCCACACATGAGGAGGGTTGAGACCAAACGCAGATACGCAGGCGCGACCGGCTTTGCTTGCCGGCTTGTGACGGTCGCGCAGAAGAGGAGCGCCCGCGCCAGGGTCGTGATCTGGAAGGGAGTACAAGGCGCGGGCGCACATGCCGCCGAACGCGGCACGTCGGAATTGCGGCCCCAAAAAGCCCCCCTCTCCGCACGGGGAGAGGGGGTCAGACAGGGAGGAATCGCCCACGAGGGGCCTCGGGGCGCGGGCTGGGTGGCCGGCGCGAACGGAATGGGTGCGCCCAGCCAGCGACAGGTCTCGAAGCCGGCTGGGCGCTTGGCGGTCTCTCCCGCCCGTCACGTCGGTAGGGCGACGTTCACCGCGGCTGCTACTCGCACCTCCTTGAGGAGGGTTCCCCCGACGTTTCCCGGCGTCTGCGCCACCCTCGAAGCGCCCCCCCGTCTCGTATGCCCGAGCGGGCATGTTGGTTGAGGACGCCATGTCAGCGCCCTCTCTGTGCGGCGATCGCCGCCACGGCCTCGACCGGGCCGACGCCGAACACCATCGCGATGTCGTCGAGGGTCAGCCCGGCGGCGTGGGCCGCAGCGATCCGGCGGGCATCGGCCGGCATCGGACCGGCAATGCGGACGCGAGCGCGCAGAGCGTGAATGGCACGCGCGAGGCATGCCGCAATTCTCTCGGGCTTGCCCTGGTTCGCGGCTCGCAGGGCGGCCAGTTGATCGTGAGCCTGCTCCGTCCGGATGCGCGTCCAGCTCGAATTCGCGTTGCCCAGCACCGACGCCTCGGACCGCGTCCGCAGACGGACGCCGCATCGGCGACGCAGCGCGCGAGCGACGCGGCCTTTGCTAACCTGATGAAGGGCGGCGACCTGACCCACGGTGGCGCCGGCTTCATAGGCCGCCGCGAAGGCGTCCGAGAGCGGATCCACCTGAAGCGGACGAAGCCGTGCGGGGCCCGTCATGACCCGCGCTCCAGCAGGATGATGCCCGAGCCGTTTGGCGCGACGGGGACGGCCCGGGCGGGCCGGAGCGCCGCGGCGCCCGCGACCGCGCCGGCGAGCAGCGCCAGCAGCGCGAGATGGGCAGCGAGGATCGCCGGGAGATCAGTCGCGCGCATCGCCGGCCTCCTCGAACATGGGGCGGTCGCCGTCGGCAGAGAGGCCACGGACGAGGCGCAGGCCGGTCGGGGCGGGGACGGCGCAGCAGCCGTCCCCGTCGAGGAATCGGTCGCACCAGTCCCGGAGCTGCGCGACCTCGCTGCGAGCGAGCTGCCAGTCGGCGTAGGGGCCGGCGGAGGGGACCTGCACCCGGGCGCGGTTGCCGATGGTGGCGTAGCGGAAGGGGCCGATCTGCTGCGGGGCGGCACGCATCAGGCGCCTCCCACAGCAAATGCAGACGCCGGGCGGCGGAACAGGTCGGAACGCCGCCCGGCACTGCTACCATCGGAGGCGCCAACCGAACCGATGGAAGATGAGATGACCGATAAAGACGCAAGGGCAGAAATCGCTGCACTCAATCTCGTGTTGGCAATGATCTTCCGGATAGCATGCGATAGAGACCAGCGACGAATGGTCATCGCGTTGCTCCGTGATGCTGAGGATGATTTGATGCAAACGGGCGGTTATGACATTGGTTGTGCGGTGGGCCATCTTCGGCGCCGTCTGTCATTCGAGACAGCATTCGACCAATTGTCTGATCTAAAGCGCGAGATTCGCGAGCGCGCTGCTCAATCTCCACCTGCTCCGCGGTCAGGCGATCATCAGCCAAACGAAGATGATGAGCGCTGATCCGCGCATCGATGCGCCGGTCCAGCCAGGAGAGGAGGAGGCGGATCACGGCGCCGCCTCCGCCATGGTGGGGATGGGGAGAGACGGGACGGTAGGCGCGTCCGACAGAAAGTCGTTGGGGGTAACTTGACCGTCCGTAGCGCGCGAGATCCGCTCCAATACGTCCCACTCAGGCCGGCGCTCGCCGGACTTGTAGCGCCAGAGCGTCTGACGCGTGACGCCGATCCGCGCAGCGAAGTCGGAGTCCTTGATCTCTCGATCGGCAAGGTAGGCGGCGAGCTTCATGCCTCAAGTATGTCACCATCCTGGATACGAAGCAAGAGCTCGTCACCATCTCGGTGCGTGGTGCTGTTGCCGGAAAGGCGACATGGTCGGCTCTATGAAGGGGAAGTACCCAAATGGGCTCGCTGCAGCCCTGCAGGCGTCCGGCGTAAGCGCTAGCGAGCTGGCGCGTCGGCTGGGCACGTCGCGGCAGAACGTCCATCGTTGGGCAGACGGCAGCCGAGAATTGCTCCCTCCTGTCGCTCAACTAATCGCCTCGAAATTGGGCGTTTCGGCATCAGCATTGTTGCTGATGGAAGAAGCTGGTCCGAGCTATATCAGGGTGGCCGGTCTTGTCGGGGCGGGCGGTCATATCAACAACGACGTCACTCAAGTGCATCAAAACGAAGCTGTGCGCGTCCGGATCAACATTCCGCTACCTGACGGTCTCTCGGCCTACGAAGTCTGGGGTGATAGCATGCTGCCGAGGTACGATCCGGGAGATCTGATCATTGTAACTGATCAGCCGGTGCCTGTGTCGCGGGTGGTCGGGGACGTGGCCCTAGTGAAGACGGCCGACGGGAACCGGTATTTGAAGCGCGTCCTGCGTGGCAGCGAGCCCGATCTCTACACTCTGGAGAGCTACAACGCCTCTCCGATGGAGGATGTGGAGATAGCCGAGGCCACCATGATCTATCTCATCCTCCCGCGAAGGCAGGTGACGATCGTGCACGATGATGCTCCGGCGCCGAAGCAGGCACCACAGTAGCTGAAGCGCATCATTGGCGAGGCGGCTGAGTGAGCAGTGCTCCCTTCGCCATCGGACTTCGCGGCCTTACGCAGCAGCTGCACCGAGGGGCGCGTGAGAGGTTCCGGTCTTTATTGACCTATATTCTGGCCGTGCTACGAGTCCATCCATAACAATCTGGGGGTAGGATGATGTCGGCCGACCAATTGAGTCTCTACCTTGATTTGGAAGAAGGTCAAAAGGCGGATCTTGAGGTGGCCGCCCGTGCAGCAATTGCCCTGACTGCAACCGTCCGTGAAATTGCAGCCTTTATAGATCCTTTTAGCGACGTTAAACTGGAACTTATTGACAGTTCCGAGGGCAGTCTATTTCTGAATACAAAGGTTAGATTTCTTTCAGCCGCGGGGCCGAAAGAGATGACGTTGTATGCCGTTTTATTTGTTTGCTTAACTTGGATTGGGACAAGCGCGGTTGGATTTGTCGTGGAAAAAATAGAAGATCATGTTTGGGAGCAGGCATTCGGGAAAGATTTCGCAAAACTCTCTGACGACGACAAGAAAGACATTGCAGATCTCGTTGCAAGGGCGATAGAGGCCAATGCTGGCAAAAAGCCATCAGAGCGGCTATATGCGGAGCTGTCTCAAGACCCTGCTGTTAAGGGTGTGGCGGTAACAAAAGATAGAAATAAAAAGCCTTCGAGCATTGTCCCGCGATCCGAATTTGCAAGTCGAAGCGGTGGCGCCGTAAGAAACGAAAGAGTTATCCAGCGCCGGACTACGAGAGGGATTAGAAAAGTTATCCTTGTAAGCCCGGTTCTTGTACCTGGAAAAAGAAGATGGAAATTTCGCATTGGCAAGGAGGAGTTCGGCGCCCCCGTTCACGATACACAATTTGTTGATGCCGTCTTGTCAGGAAAATTTCCAATTGTAATGAAAAGCAATGTAGAGATGACTGTCGATCTTGAGGTAACCGAAGAACTAAATGACGGCCATTGGGAAGCAATGGACTATAACGTCTGGCGGGTTCTTGGCGCCCCTGTGCAGTTCCAAGGAGAGCAGACCTCATTTCCGCTCGATAAGAAGTAGGCAACAAGCCCAACCGCCAATCAGCACGGCACAAAACAATGCCGCAATCTGACTCTGACTGTTGATAGCCCGTAAGACAAGCCAAAGACAGCTTCCCGCCAGGATGGCGGAAAGCCAAGCTTTTGCGCGGCCTGTCCACATGCTCATAGCGTTAATATAGAGCGTCGCCATCTGTAAATCAAGAGTTAAAATTCATTAATTTATCGCATAAGACATTAGATTGAGAAGACAGTTATAAATTCTCCTCTATCCAATTTGCTTCAAATGTTTGGGACAGCATCCTTCACAACGATGAGTCCAGCTCCCGTCTCGTGCGCATCGAGCAGGCGGTCAAGGCTATTGTGGCGTAGCCGCTCTGCGCAACAGCAGTCTCCTCCACAGCCCCGCCCTTGCGGGGGGCATTTTCGTTTGCGGCGTCACCATCGCGCGGACAAATTTTGTCACCTAGTTGGAAACGCGTGCTTGACCCGTTACCGGGTTGGTGACAGCATTAAGCCATCCACCACGGATGGCCCGCCATGCTCACCCGCCCCCAACCCGACCTGATCGCATCCGCGCCGCGCCCGCGTGCGCCGCGCTTCCCCGCCGAGATCTTCCCCGCCTTCGAGCCGCCGCTGTTCCTGCGCGGGCCGCTGCCCGAGGATGAGCCGCAGCGCGAGCCCGCGGACCGCGATTGGCTCGCGACGGGCCTCGTCATCATCGCGGCGGCGATCCTCATCGCGCTGGCCCTGAGCGGCGGCGCGCTGGTCAACGCGGTGCGTGGGGGCGTGCTCTGATGGCCGCCCTCACCCTCCCCGCCAGGCGCATCACCGCCCGGTCCCTCGTCGCTGCCCGGCTGGCGGCCGCCCGCGACGCCCTGCTCTGCGCCGAGCGCTACCTCGACGAGGTCACCGTCGCACTCCACGCCGGCGACACCGGGCTGTCCCGGGTTGGCGCCTCGGATGACGCGGTGATCCGCGAGGTCCGGGAGCGGGCCTTCGCCGCCCGCCGCGCCTACGACACCCTGCGCCTCGAGCTGCTGACGCCTGAGGAGCACGCGCTCACCCCGAACGACGAGGACGACATGGCCTCGGCGCTGCGGCTGCGGCTGTGCGCCAACGAGGAGGCCGAGACGGCCCCGGGCGAGCTCGACTTCATCGAGGAAAGCCGCCGCGAATACGTCCTCCAGGCGCACGGGCGGGGGTGCTGATGAGCGCGCCCTACAGTCTTCCCTGGTCGCTCGGCTCGGTCGAACACGCAAACGGCGACCCCGTCGCCGACACGACGGTCATCTGGCTATCGAATGGCGGGACGATCGAAGTCGAGGAGACCAAGAACGCGGGCCGGATCGCGAACCTGATTCTAGCCGCGCCGGATCTGCTCGATGCACTACACGGAGATCCAGACTGCCCGGAGATTAGCCCTCTCTCGTGGCTCAAGTCTCTGATCGACCACTGCAAGGAACGTGGCCCGAAGCCGGACGAGGAAGATCCGGACGCGTGGTTCACGATGGTGCGGGAGGCCGAGGAGCTTCACCGCAAGGGCACGGCTGCCGTCTCGAAGGCGGAGGGCCGGTCATGACCGGCTCCGTCATCAGCCTCAGCACCGGTCGGCCGATCGACGCACGCTTCCTGCCCGCCTTCGCGAGCCTCGAAGCGCAGCGGCGCGCCGCGGTGGCGGCGGAGAGCGTCAGCGCTCTCCTGGTCGTTGCGACCGACCTGGTGCGCATCGATGCGCTCCTTGCATTCGCTGACCCGGTCCTGGCGGATCAGGTGCGGGAGGTCCTGCGGCACGCAGCCGGGGTGATCATCCCCGAACTGGACGCGGCAGTCGCGCAGGCGCGGAGGGCGTGACCATGCGCGTCTCTCCCGACGTCCTGGCGGTGCTCGACCGCGCCACCTGCACCGGCAACGCCCTGTCGCTTGCGCATCTCGGGCAACTCGATCGCAAGCTCTACGCCGCCGTCGACAACGTGCTGCAGGCGGCGGGCGGAAAGTGGAACCGCAAGGCTGCGGCCCACCTGTTCGACGGCGATGCGGCCGACGCGATAGAGCCCATCTTGCTCACCGGCGAGGTCACGTCTCGCAGGCAAGAATTCCAGCAGTTCGACACGCCGCCCGAGCTTGCCGCTCACGTCGTCGCTCTAGCTGACATTCACCCTGGCATGTTCGTGCTGGAGCCCAGCGCTGGCAATGGCGCGCTGGCAATCCCGGCAGCGGACGCGGGCGCTGACGTCCAATGCTTCGAGCTTGATCCGAAGCGGGCATTTGCGCTGAGCGAGATCGGGCCGGGACGTTTCGACGTCACTTGCTGCGACTTCGTGGCCGTGCCACCTGCGCCGGTCAACGACCGCGTCGTGATGAACCCACCGTACTCGAAGCGGCAGGACATCCGCCACGTGCGCCATGCGGTGCGGTTCCTTAAGCCCGGCGGCCGGCTCATCGCCATCATGGCGGCGAGCATCACCTTTTCGACTGTGCGCGAGGTCGCCGAATTCCGCGACTTCCTGGCCGAGCACAACGCCACCGTCGAGACGCTGCCGGAGGGGTCGTTCAAGGCGTCCGGCACAAGCGTCAACACCGTGCTGGTCGCCCTCGACATGCCAGGAGGCGCGTCGTGATGGCCGCCGCCCGCACTCCGCGCGCGAAGCGCCCCGACGAGATGACCCGCTTCCGCGCGTGGCTCACGGCCAACGGCGCGGAGGTCCTGGCGCCGACCAACCCCTACGAAGTGGTCCGCTTCCGCGGCTCGCAGGGCGTGTCGATCATCTACCGAAGCGACACCAAGCCGATCTCGCGCATGACGGGGCAGGCTGCCGAGGCGCTCGCCACCTTCCGGCGCGGCGAGGCGATGCGCTTCGTCCCGGCGACGGGCAAGACAGCGCCCGCGAAGATCGAGCCGATTGTCCGGGCACTCCTCGAGCGCGACGGCCCGACCTGCTTCTACTGCGACGCGCCGTTCAGCGAGACCTTGCCGCCGACGCGCGAGCACCTCCTGAGCCGCACGCACAGCGGCCCGGATCACATCGCGAACCAAGCGCTCGCCTGCCAGCCCTGCAACCTGAAGGCCGGTCACCTCTCGCTCGTCGAGAAGATCCGCCTGCGCGATCGGCTTCGGGCCGAGAGGAGCGCGTCGTGACGCCCGCCGAATCCTCCCAGACCTTCCGTGCCTACCTCGGCGCGCTCGGCTGCCCGGCCCCGTGGGCAGTCGTTGAGCGGTCCGGCCGGATGATCGTCGACGCCGAGGGCAAGCCCTGCGCTTCGGCGATGCCGGTCGCCTCGGTGGCCATCGTGCATGAGCGGGCCGAGATCATCTGCTCGGCGGTCAACGCGATGGCCGGTGTCCTGCCGGCAGGCGCCATGGCGCCGCTCGACCCGGCCCACCTCGATGCGCTGTCGGCCGAGACGGCGCACTTCCTCCGGCGCGTCGGCGGGGGCGCGTCGTGAAGATCGAGCGCCACCGCATCAACCCGGCAAAGGATCGCGCCGGCTGGCTCGCGCTGCGGGCCCAGGACATCACCGCCTCGGTGGCGGGGGCCGTGCTGGGGGTCCACGAGTACACGACCCGCTTCGAGCTCCACGCGCTCAAGGCCGGGCTTCTCTCCGAGGATCCGACCGAGACCCTGGCGATGCGCCGGGGCCGACTCCTCGAGGACGATGCGCTGCAGGTCCTGCGCGAGGACCGGCCGCGCTGGAAGGTGACCCCGGCGAACAATGTCTACCTGCGCGCCCCGGAGCTGCGGATCGGCTGCACGCCGGACGCCTACGCCGTCGATCCCGAGCGCCCCGGGCGGGGCATCATTCAGGTGAAGACGACCTCCGATATCGTCTTCCGGCACAAGTGGCGGACCGAGGGCGGCGAGATCGAACTGCCGCTCTGGATCGCCGTCCAGGCGATTGTCGAGGCGAGGCTGACCAAAGCCGCCTGGGCGGCGGTCGCGCTCCTCGTGGTCGGGCACGACCTCAATCTGCACGTAGTCGAGATCCCGCTGCACGCCGGGATCTGGGATCGCCTCGTGCAGGAGGTCCGCGCCTTCTGGCAGGGCGTCGCGGACGGCGTGCCGCCGCCGGCCGACTACAGCCGCGACGGCGATGCCCTCGCCGCGCTCTACCCGCCAGATGACGGCCTGCCGGTGCTCGACCTGTCGGGCGACAACCGGGCGCCAGCCTTGGTCGATGAGCGCGCCGCCGCGGCGGTCACAATCCGCGAAGCCGAGAAGGTCAAGAAGGCCCTCGATGCCGAGTTGATCGAGAAGCTCGCCGGCTACACCCAGGCGACCCTCGGCGACGGCCGGCTGATCGTCCGCAAAACCCAGCACCGGGCCTCCTACACGGTCCAGGCGACCTTCTTCCCCACCATCACCATCCGCACCCCCCGAAAGGCAGCCGCATGACCGCTGGAGCCCTCACCCTGTCCGATGCCGAGCGCCGCGTGGCCGAGCGCGTTGATCCCGCCGCCACCGCGGCCCTGTCCGTATCCGCCGAGAGCGGCGGCGTCGCGTTCGCCAATGCCGGCCAGCTGATGGAGTTCGCCAAGCTGATGGCCGTCTCGTCAGCGGGCGTCCGCAAGCACCTGCGTGGCAACCCGGGCGCCTGCCTCGCGATCTGCACCCAGGCCGTCGAGTGGGGGATGTCGCCCTACGCGGTCGCGAACAACTCCTACTTCGTCAACGACCAGATCGCCTTCGAGTCGAAGCTGGTTCAGGCCGTCATCCTGAAGCGCGCGCCGATTAAGGGCCGGATCCGGTTCGAGTACACAGGCGACGGCGACGAGCGGCGGTGCCGCGCCTGGGCCCGTCTCGCCGACGAGCCGGACGAGGTGGTCGACTACCTCTCCCCGCCGCTCGGCAAGATCACGCCGAAGAACTCGCCCCTGTGGAAGCAGGACCCCGACCAGCAGCTCGCCTACTTCTCGGGTCGGGCGCTTTGCCGGCGGCACTTCCCGGACGTGTTGCTCGGCGTCTACGCGGACGACGAGATCGAGGTCGCGCCGCGCGGGCCGGATCAGGCCCGCGATGTCACGCCTAGGGGGTTGGCCGGGCGACTCGACGCGCTCGCTGCAGCCCCACCGCCGACCGCTTCGGCTGCTGTGGACGCCTTCACCGATACCGAGGCCCCCGGGAATGGCCCGGCGACAGCTCCGGCCGAGGATGAGCCCGAAACCGGCGCGCAGGGCGCCGACGTCGGCGAGAGCGGCGACTGGCACGACCCGGCCTTGGGCGGCGCCGCAGACGATTTCCCGGGCAACGACGCCCTGAGCGACATGCGCACGGGCCGCCGCTCGTCCAGGTGGGAGGCCTGACCGATGCGCGCCCTCCCCATCACGATCACGGCCGACGACTCGAGGCACTTCAACCTCGCTATCGGGAACGGCGAGAACACCCAGCACGCCACGGGCCTCGCGTGGGACGAGCTCCTCGGCATGGTGGGTGTGCTCACCCACCCCGAAATCCGATCCGCGCCCTACGGCATCAGCAAGGTCCGCGCGGTGGCGGCCGAGGAGGCGCCTTGCGTCCCGCGGCGCGAGGAGCCGGCGCTGACCACCGAGCCGCTCGCCGTCATCCGCATGACCATCGTCCAAGCCGAGCGGCTCACGGCCGCGATGTCGGAACTGCTGGCTTGGTGCGAGGGCTTTCGGGCGGCTCTCGGCGACGATCCAACCCGCCAGCCTCCCGGCATCGAGCACGCCTTTGCGGCGCGCAACCTCATCCGGACTGCGCTCCACGAAGCTCGCGGCGACGAGTCCGGCGACCTGCCGTTCTGAGGGCCCGGCGATGCTCAGCACCACCGCGCTCCAGACCGACCGCCACAACATCCGCTCGCGCCGCACTTACGCCGCGCGCGAGGCGGCCGAGCGGCCTGTCCTACCGCTGCCGACGATCATCATCGTGGAGGCCTGCGGCTACGACACCGCGCTCGCCAACCCCGGCGCCGTGGTGCTGGACAAGGCTTATCGCTGCGTCCGGTGCGGCCGGCATCGCCTCGACCTCCGTCACGTCGGCACGTTCGAGCTGCTCGCCTTCCTGTTCAGCGAGCGGGTCGGGCTGGCGGTGAGCCGCGCCGAGGCCATGGCTGCGGCCCGCCCCGGCAAGCCGATGAGCGATGCCCGGCAATCCCAGCTCGTGCGCCGCGCCAACGCGGTGCTCGCCCCTCTGCACCTGCACGTCGAAACGATCTGGGGCGGCTCCCTCCGCCTCGTCGCCATCCCGGGAGACGCCTGACCATGCGCGCTGCTGATCTCCGCGAACTCGACATCCCCTCGCTGCGCCTTGCCGCCGATATCGCGGCGCGCAACCAGGGTGACGTTGCCCTCCTCGCAGCCCGGTTCGTGGCGGGCGCAGACGACTGCCTGCCACATACCCGGGTCGCAGCGGCGCACACCGAGGCGCAGGCGCGGGACATGGTCGCGATCGCGGGGCTCGTCGCGCTGGTCGAGCGCCACGCTGACCAGCTGCTCCCGATCTTCGAAGCGCTGGAGCGCGGCGAGGAGGTGACCATCCGCCAGAGCCGGGCGGCGGAGCTGGTCCGGCCGCGCAGCGCGGTCCCGGTGAGGTCCCACTGGCCGGTGATGCGGCGGCCCGGGACGGTGATGGGACCCGTCGCGGTCGCGATGGCGGCGGAGGTGCGGTGATGCGCTCCGACCTCGTCGACCTCACCGTTGAGATCGCCCGCGAGACGGACCTCGCCGTGCTCGTCCACGAGGGCGACAAGAGCAAGGCCGTGTGGCTGCCGAAGAGCGTCGTGGAAATCGTCCGCGACGATCCGATGCCCGGCCTCGCCACCATCACCCTGCCCGAGCGGGTCGCTGTCGAGAAAGGGCTGGTCTGATGGTCGATCGTCCCATCATCTTCAGCGCGCCCATGATCAGGGCGCTCCTCGCCGGCCGGAAGACGCAGACGCGACGCCTCTGCAAACCCATGAACAAGTGGGTGCACCAGGAGGGCCGAGAGGTCCGCCTGCATCAAGGGCAGTGGTGCCACTTCCTGCAGGACGCCGAACTGCCGATCGAGCGGCTCCGCTTGCCCTGGCAGGTCGGAGACCGCCTCTGGGTCCGGGAGACCTGGGCTGTCGGCAACATCTACGACGGCATCCCGCCGCGCAACATCAACCCGGGCGGCAAGCCGAATTGGTGCGGCATCCGGTACGCCGCAACCGATGAGCGCCTTGGGATCAAGGATCGCTCGCCGATCCACATGCCGCGGTGGGCCTCGCGCCTCACCCTGATCGTCACGGACGTCCGCGTCGAGCGGCTGCAGGACATCAGCGAGGAGGACGCCCGAGCCGAGGGCTGCGAGCACGATCTCTGGGACCATGCGCTTGCCGTCCGCGACTACAGCGCGCCCGACAAGTGGCTCTGCGGTTGGGGGACGCTCGAAGGGCGACCCGGCTACGTGCCGGAGGAGCGCATCTTCCGCGAGAGCTTTCGCTCTCTCTGGGAGAGCATCAACGGCGCCAAGTCCTGGGCGGATAATCCATGGATCTGTGCCAGTAGTTTCCGCGTCATCCAGCAGAACATCGACGCGATCGACATCGGGAGGGCTGCGTGATGGACCGCCTCCCGACCAAGGCCCTCTCGATCCGGCAGCCTTGGGCACACCTGATCCTGCACCACGGCAAGGACGTCGAGAACCGCTCCTGGTCGACCCGCTACCGCGGCCCGGTCCTGATCCATGCCGCAAAGGGCATGACGGACGACGAGTGGGACGATGCGATGGACCTGCTCGACGCCATCTCGCGCCAGGACCGCGAAACCGTCCTGCGCCGCCGGGCGCGGGTGCACAACGGGATGCGCCGCGGCGGCATCGTGGGTGTCGTCGACATCACGGACTGCGTTCGTGACAGCGGGTCTCCGTGGTTCTTCGGACCCATCGGCTTCGTGCTCACCAATCCGCGACCGCTGCCCTTCGTGCCCTGCCGCGGCCAGCTCGGCTTCTTCGACGTGCCGGGCGAAGTTCTCGACGCCCTCCAGACGGGAAGGGCCGCCTGATGCCTATGACCCTCCGCATCCTCAAGAAGAAGAGCAAGCAGGCCGCCGAGATCCTGACCAAGCACTATGCCGACCAGATCTCGGACATCTTCCTCGCCGAACGGTGTGAGAACTATCACGGGCTCGTCATCCGCTGCGGCTGCCCGAAGCGAGACGACGACCTTCGGAGGTGCGACCACCAGTGGCACCCGCTGCCCGGCACGCCGATGACCGGCGAGGTATCCGGCTACTACGAACCCGAGTGGAACGAGCGCACCGCGTGGGAGACGCTGTGGCAGCTCGTGCATTGGGGCGAGCGCCCGGCGACCATGACGGACCGGGAGTGGTGGCGCACCAAAGCCATCACCGGCACCGAGCCGGTCGACGTGGACGCGCTCGTCGCCGAGTGGGAGCGCGAAGACGCCCTCGACGCAGCGAGGGCCGCATGAGCAGCCATCTCGTGATCGACAGCTTCGCGGGCAGGCGCGCCTATTACAACGAGGTGGACCCGTATGCCGCGGCCTGGATCCGCAACCTCATCGCCACCGGACTTGTTGCGCCCGGAGACGTGGACGAGCGGGACATCCGGGACGTCCGACCCAGCGACCTCGCCGGCTACACCCGCTGCCACTTCTTCGCGGGGATCGGCGTCTGGGACTATGCTCTCGGCCTTGCTGGCTGGCCGGCGCACCGGCCCGTCTGGACCGGCTCCTGTCCCTGCCAACCTTTCTCCACGGCAGGCCGCGGAGATGGGTTTGCTGACGAGCGGCATCTGTGGCCGTCCTGGTTCCACCTCATCCGCGAGTGCGGTCCTGCAGTCGTCTTTGGAGAGCAGGTTGCGAGCACGGATGGGCTCGCATGGCTCGACCTTGTTTCGGCTGACCTGGAGAGTGCGGGTTACGCCTTTGCGGCGGCGGATCTGCCAGCTGCAGGCGTCGGCGCGCCCCACATCAGACAGCGCTCCTGGTTCGTGGCCCACGCCGCGGAGCGTGGAAGCTGGGCACGCGACCGGCAACCCGGAGCGGGCTCTCGACCACAAGAGCCGCTTGGAGGATGCGGTTTTCCTGGCCGCTTGGTCGACGCCGATTTCCTCAAACGCCAATGGGGCTCGTCAGCCGGACGGGAAGCGGGGGATTGGTCTGAACAGCGAGGCCAAACTGGCCTCCTGGCCCACGCCGACGCGCACGGACGCGCTCCGGCACCCGGGGCCGGACTTCACGACCCGGAACATAACCCTGAACCACTGCGCCTCGTGGGCCACCCCGGCAGCCCGGGACTATCGGCACGCGAACGCCAAGAGCTTCTCGGAGCGGGGCGGTGGCAAGAAGGGCGAGCAGCTCAACAACCAGGTCGTTCATTCTGGTCCGACGCCGAGTGGATCCCCTGCCGAGATGGGAAAGCCCGGCCAGTTGAACCCGGCACATTCCCGCTGGCTCATGGGGCTCCCGCCCGAGTGGGACGCCTGCGCGCCTACGGCAACGCGATCGTCGCGCAGGTCGCGGCCGAGTTCATCGCCACCGTCCTCGACCTGAGCGCCGGCTACGCCACCGCGCCCGGCGCCGATCTCCCCCTCTTCGCTGCGGAGTGAGCCGATGACCTCCGCTGCCCGCGCGCCCACGCCCTTCGACGTCCTCGGCGACTCTCTGCCCTGCCGGTGTCCCGGCATGGGCTACGACCCGGATCTCGGCCTCGACCTGTGCGCCTGTATAGCCGCCGAGAAGGCGCTGCGCGCCTATCGCGACCGGCGACATCTGCCGCCGATGACGGATGAGCAGCGCGCATGGTGCCTCTCCGAGATCGAGCGCGCCGAGGGATACGAGCGCGCCTGTCATGCGAGCGAGACGGACAACGAGCTTGCCGGCACGGTGCTTTGTGCGTGGCTCGACTTCGCGCGGGACAAGGGGCTGGTGCGATGACCTCTGCCCGCCTCACAGGCCTGTGCGCAGAGGGTGGGGAGCGGCCGTGATGCTCGTCCCTCCGCTCGCGCACATCGAGGCCATCGACCGGACCGACCTCAACCGGCTCCTGACCCGCTGGGGTCATCGCATGGGCGCCTACACGCGCCCGAGCTACGCAATCGAGGCACATCACGCCCTGTTCGAACACGGCGAGCCGGTCGCGGTCACTGCCGCTGGCGAGACGGTGCGCGAGACGATTGGGCGGACCGGCATCTCGCGGGCGCGGTGCGTCGAGCTTGCCCGCCTGTGCGCGGCGCGCCGCGATCTCTGCCGGCCCATGCTCCGGCTCTGGCGCGAGATGATCTTCCCCGCCGTGGCGGCGGTCCACGGGCGGGATCTCGCCGTCTCCTATCAGGACGAGGCCCTGCATACGGGCGACCTCTACCGGTTCGATGGCTGGCTCCTGCTCGGCAAGGGCGGTGGCGGCGGACCGGACACCCGCACCGGCCGTCCTGGGCGCCGCATGAAGATCTGGGCTTGGCCGCCCGATCTCGCGACCGCCGCCCTCTCCCGCCTCACCCCGCCATCAGGGCGCCCCGATCCCTCATCCGCAGGAGCCTGACCAGTGTCCCGTCGCATCTACGTCGCCTCGTCCTGGCGCAACCCGAAGCAGCCGGCGGTCGTCGCCGCACTGCGCGCGGCGGGCCACGAGGTCTACGACTTCCGCAACCCCTTCAATGGCGTGCCGGGCTTCGCGTGGTCGGAGATCGACCCGAATTGGGAGGCATGGTCGGCTGCGGAGTACCGGCGCCTGCTGACCACGCACCCGATCGCCGCCCGCGGCTTCGTCAGTGACCTGCGGGGCATGCAGTGGGCGGACACCTGCGTCCTCGTCCTGCCATGCGGGCGCTCCGCCCATCTGGAGGCCGGCTGGTTCTGCGGCGCCGGCAAGCGGTGCCTGATCCTCACCCAGGATGGCGAGGAGCCCGAGCTGATGGCGCTCCTCGCCACCGACATCTGCATCTCGCTTGAGGAGGTGGTTCGGGCGCTCGCGACCAGGCGGACCGCGCCGCTCGCCGCGGCCGCGGAGGTGAGTCATGCCTGACCGTCTCTCCCTCCTCGACCTCATCTGCATCGCTGCCGCGACCGTCGAACTGCTGATCGCCACCGTCTGGCGGATGCCGGCGGCGGTGATGGCCGATTGGCTCGACCTCGCTGCCGGGCGCGGCGGGGCAACGGTGGGAGTGTGACCGTGGCTCAGCTTTTACGCGCCATCTATCCGCCCGAGCACGCCTCGCGCCTTTCTGATCGCGCAGGCGAGCCCTACCGCCCCAGCAACGGCACCGAGGGCGACATCTTCGCCGCCGCCTGGTGCTCGGACTGCCGCAAGCGCCCGCGCTGCCGGATCCCGCTGCGGGCCATGGCTCATGACATCAGCGAGCGCGGCTACCCGCACCAGTGGCGGTACGGCGGGGATGGGCAGCCGATCTGCACGGCTCACGACAATGGCCCGCCTCCGCCACGCCGTGCGCGACCCTGCCGCCGCACGGGAGACCTGTTCGGCCAGATGCCGGAGGTGCGCCATGTCGGGTGAGCGCATCCCCGCGCACCTCTCCGGCCTCAGCGACGACGCCAAGGCCGTGGCTGGTGGCCACTTCGGCTTCATGCAGCCGGGCAAGGGCACGCTCACTTTCAAGACGCCCTCGCGCATGACTGAACGCGGAAAGGCCGCCCTCGACGAGCTCGTAGCCGCCGGCGTCTGCACTGTGGAGCCGTTCAACCAGCTCGACGGCCTCGTCTACCGGCCCGTCATCAACTGCCGGCCGTTCGCGCGGTGGCTGATGCGCAACGAAGCTGCGGGCCGCTTCGCGATGGTGAAGTCGGATTCCTCGTCGACCGAGGAGGCCTGCCCATGATCCGCATCGCCTGCTGCGTCCCGTTCTGCCGGCGCATGACAGACGCCAGCAAGCTCCAGCCCTGGGGCGCGAGCGAATGGCTCTGCCAGGAGCATTGGAGCGGGATCCCCGCCCGGCGGCGCAAGGCCTACCGCCGGGCCGTCCGGCGCATGGACAGCCGCACGCCCGCCTCGGTGCGCCTGTGGCGGCGGATCAAGGCCCAGGCGATCGAGGCCGCCGCGGGCATCGAGGGAGGCGCCCGTGTCGGTTGATCCCGCCCGCGCCGCCTACGAGGCGCGCTTTGCCGACATGACGCTCGGGCCGTGCGGTGCGGCGCCGGCCTGGAACGACCTCCCGCCCGAGGGCAAGGCGGTGTGGCAGCGGGTGGCTCAAGCGGCTGTTGCTGCCGCCCTCAAGCCGACCGGCGAGCGCCCCTGTGACTGCGAGCGGTGTGACTGCGGCAACGTCGGAGATGCTGCCGAGGTCGCCGAGTGGGACGCGCAGCAGCGAGCCTACGAGGCCGCCCTGTCTGCCCTCTCCGCCCCGAGCCAGGAGGCGCGCGATGCGTGATGACCCTATCCGGACCGTGCTCGGCCTCGCACTCGGCGCTCTCATAGAACGTGAGGGCGCCCGGCAGCCCTGTCGAACCGCACCGAGCCCGAAGGCCATTGCCGCTGACAGGGCCGCAGCCGAGGCCAAGCGTGCCCGCAGAAATGCTCGCCGCGCCGCCCTCGCCGCCCCGAGCACGGGAGGCGAGCGTGAGTGAGATGGTAGAGCGGGTGGCGCGCGCGTTGGCGACAGAGCGCGGCCACGACGACATCAACGAGTGCTTTCCCTGCGCCGATGGGCGGCTGCGCCCGATCTGGTCGTTTTTCATTCCCGATGCGCGGGTCGCCCTCGCGGCCATGCGCGAGCCGACAGTCGAGATGATCGCCGCCTTCTGGCGGGTGAAGAACACCGGTTCGACCGAGCCCGGCGAGACTGGCGAGGACCGCAGCGATTACGCCGCCTACCGCGCGATGATCGACGCCGCGCGGCCCGCCCCGAGCACAGACACGATCAGCCCGGCCCCGTACATCTCGGAAGAGCTGCGTTACGACCGCGAGGGGCGCCGCATCCGCACACTGGCTGAGGCCCGCGTCGAGCGGCCCGCCTCGAACGCGGAGGAGATGCGCTCAAGGCCCACCACTCACGTCGCGCTGGCCGCTGCCGCTGCCCGGGTGGCCTGCGGACTGGACATCACCGCCGAGGCCGTCGCCGCCCGAAGCCGGGAGGCCGCCAAGGACATCCGGGAGGCGGCCCGCCAACTCCGCGCCGCCCTCTCCCCATCCGCTCCCGCGGCAGGAGCGGGAGGTCTGCAGGACAGAGGAGAACCACCCCATGCGCAGGGCTGAGCGCATCCCCAGCCAGAGAGAAACACCAATACAGGAGCGATCCGTGAAGCGCGCGCAGTCATCCATCACGCCACTGGCCCATCGGGTTGAGGATGCGGCCGGCATGGTGGGGGTCAGCACTTCCATGATCTGGAAGCTGATCCGCGAGGGCAAGCTGCGCTCCAGCAAGATCGGCCGCGCAACCGTGATCCCTCACGGCGATCTGGTCGCGCTCATTGGCGGCTCGGCCGTGGATGCTCCGCCGCAGACATAGGCGCCCCAATCATCCATCAGCCGGCGGCGCTTCGTGAGCGCGTCGCCGCGGCGGTAGGCCCGTTCGGTGGCGTCTCCCACCATGTGCGCCAGGGCCGCTTCGATCACCTCGCGCGGATGGTCAGTCTCATCCGCCGCCCAATCTCGGAATGACGACCGGAAGCCATGAGCGGTGATGTCAGGGTGCTTGGCTCGGCGTAGCAGGGCCGCGAACACCATGTCGGACAGCGCCGTGTCATTGCGGCTTGGGAAAATCAGGCCGTCCTCGTCCGAGGACTCCATGTGCAGTTTGGACAGGATCTCGACAGCGCGGGCACAGAGCGGCACGCGATGCGGCCGCTTCGCCTTCATCCGTTCCTTCGGCACGGTCCAGAGCGCGCCCGCCAGATCCACCTCGGCCCAGGTCATGCCGCGGATCTCGCCGGACCGGGCCGCCGTGAGGATCAGCAGCTCAAGCGCACGCGCGGTCTGCGCCTCGCGCTGGCGGATCTCGGCAACAAAGGCCGGCACTTCCTTATATGGGAGCGCGGTGTGATGCCCGCGCTGGAGCTTACCGGCTCGCGGCAACAGGACGTCGAGATGTCCCTTCCACCGGGCGGGGTTCTCGGACCCGCGGTGCCCTGCCACCCGGGCGGCATCCAGGATGCGTTCGATCCGGCCGCGCAGCCGGCGCGCCGTCTCGGCCTTGGTGTGCCAGATCGGTCGCAGCACCGCCAGCACGGCTTCCGTGTCGACATCCGCGACCGGCATCGCCCAGAGCGATGCCGCCTGCACCTCGAGCGTCTGGCGCCACTGCCGGCGGTGCGCGGCGTTGCGCCACGCCCGCTCGCGATCGGTCATGTAGACCTCGGCGACCTCGGCGAATGTGATCCGGTGGGGTGGCGGCTCATCGCTTGGTGGGGCGCGCCGGGCGTCGATTGGATCGACCCCAGCAGCGACCTGTGCCCTGGCTTCAGCGGCGAGCTCGCGGGCGCGGGCGAGCGGCACGGACAGGACAGGCCCGAGGCCCATCTCGCGGCGCCTGCCGGCCATCCGATAGAGAAAGACCCAGCGCTTGCCGCCGGCCGGATCGACGACAAGATAGAGGCCGCCGCCGTCCGCGTGCCGACCGGGCTCCGTCAGCGTCTGGACACGCCGCGCCGAGAGCTTGTTGACCTCCCGCCCCACCGCACCCCACCATTCGCCCCATCGGCGCCCCACCAT